AGCAGCAAACAATGAAGGAGACGATACTATGAAACACAATGCATTTGAATCACCAGCTCAGAGACCATCAATCGACATGAAGGCTTTCGAAGCTGACGTAATTAAGGACATCAAGAGATTCGGTTCAGTAAAGGAATCTTATCTCCAGCACTCAGAAGAACTCATCGACGAATACAACGCAGCTTGCGCTGAAATGGCAGAAAACGGCACACTTCAGCATGGCGACCCTGTAGATATCACATCTGCTAACTTCGACACATATTTCAACCCAGCGTTTGCTGGTAAGATGGGCGCCACACCATATATCAGAGACGAATACGACCCGATGGCTATCGGTTTCCGTGAAGCTGACCAGGCATTACTTCTTCCAAATGCTCATGAACTCAACGCTACACCAAAGTTCATCAGCAGAAACATGGACTGGGTTGCAAAGGTTCTTAACGGTGTAAAGAACAGCCCATTCTCAAGAATTAAGTGCACATTCGCTGACATTACAGAAGACGAAGCTCGTGCAAAGGGTTACATGAAGGGCAAGTATAAGAAGAACGAACTCTTCACACTCCTCAAGAGAACAACATCACCTTGCACAATCTATAAGAAGAAAGCTATTGACCGTGACGACTGGATTGACGTTACAGATTTCGACATGATTGCTTGGATTAAGGCAGAAATGACAGTAATGCTTAACGAGGAAAAGGCAAGAGCAATCCTTATCGGTGACGGCAGAAGTTCAGACGATGACGACCACATCGACCAGAATGCTATAAGACCAATCGTTAACGATGCAGACCTCTTCGTACTCAGATGGGGCATCCTCGACTGTTCAAACGCTTCTAGCAGCCACACAGTAACCGGTGTATCTACAGACGGATTCGCTAAGGCATTTATCAACACAGCAATCAAGTCAAGAAAGAACTATCGCGGCGCTGGTAGACCGGTACTCTTCACAACAGAAGACGTTCTCACAGAAATGCTTCTCCTTGAAGATACAATCGGTCACAAGCTCTACAAGACAGAAGAAGAAATCAAGACAGCTCTTCGTGTAAGCGAAATCATCACAGTTCCGCTTCTTGAGAACTTCAAGGATAAGAACGGATTTACAGTATACGGTATCATCGTTAACCTCAGCGACTACCAGGTAGGTACAGACGCAAGAGGTAAGAGAGCGATGTTCGATGACTTCGACATCGACTACAACAAGATGAAGTACCTCATCGAAGAAAGATTCTCAGGTTCACTCGTAACACCGTTCTCAGCAATCGTTATCAGAGGTGTATGCCACGAATCGACAAACGGTACTGTAGGTTCACAGGAAGTTGCTCTTAACGACTGGTCAACAACACAGTCAGGCGGCACATACGACGGTAAGAAGAAGAACACCGGTTCTTCAGCAGAGTTCCGTCCAGAAGCTTCAAACTACAAAGACTAATCTATTAACGAGGTAATTCAAAATGAGCAGATGGTATGGCAAAATTGGATTTAACACTGTGTCGGAAGAAAACGGCAACGGTATCTATTCTGCTACTATAACTGAAATGAGATATTTTGGTGACATGTCTTATAAGAAGGTTACAGTACAGAATGGTCTGGGCATTAATGGAACATTACAGATGAACAGTGTTATATCTATCATCTGCGACCCATTTGCTCATAAGAATCACGAAAGGATAGTGTACGCTACAGTCCATGATACAAAGTGGTCTGTAACTGCTATCGAGTTCGAAGATAGACGACTCAAACTCACATTAGGAGGTGTGTATAATGAACAGAGAGCAGTTCCATCAGAGACTCAAAGCCCTGATGCTTCCACTGGCTCCGACAACGGAAACTGGTGGGAAGGCTAACAACGTTTATTTTCAACCACCATCTGGTGTGACACTCGTGTATCCATGTATTGTCTACGAACTTCAGTATATTAGCTCTAGTAAGGCAGACAATCTTGGTTACATAAAACATCCAACATACAAAGTAACGTATATTGATACAAGACCAGATAGCGACATACCTGAAAAGATATGTGAAATGCCATCTTGCCGTATGAACAACACTTATACGGTAGACGGTCTGTATCACTATGCGTTTAATATTTATTTATAATAGGAGGACTATAATTATGGGTATCTCATTTCCATCTACCACTAAACTTAAATGGGACGGCGAAGGTACAAGACTTTATCAGACAGGTGTATCTCATGGTGCACTCTACGTTTGGCACGAAGCATCTGGTGAAGGTTCTTCAGCAGTAGCAGCAGGTTACGGCAAGGCTATTGCTTGGTCTGGTCTTACAGCAGTAAACCAGAACCCATCAGGCGCAGAAGCTACAGCACTTTACGCTGACAACATCAAGTACCTCAACCTTATCTCTGCAGAAAACTTTGCAGCTACAATCGAAGCATACGACTATCCGGATGAATTCGAAGAATGCGACGGTTCAGCAACACTCGTATCAGGTGTTCTCGCTGGACAGCAGCCAAGAAAGAAGTTCTGCTTCGCATACGTTACAAACGTTGGTTCTGATACAGACGCTAACGAATCCCTTAAGCTCCACATCATCTACGGCTGTACAGCTGCATGCTCAGCTAGAAACTTCCAGACTGTTAACGAAAGCCCAGAAGCTATCACTTTCTCATGGGAAGTTTCTACAACACCAGTAGCTGTAACAAACGCACAGCCAACAGCTCATCTCGAAATAGATGCTAAGGCTATCGGTTCAACAAACTGGACTGCTCTTTGTCATCTTCTCTTCGGCACAGGCAACACAGACGGTGTAATCCTTATGCCAGACGCAGTTGTATCTGTTGCTAGCACAGGTTCACTCCCTCAACAGTAATTCAAAATAACCACTGCCTAACTATGGGTTAGGTTCACAATCAATGGGGTCTCTTAATTGGGGCCCCTCTTTTTATTAAGGAAAGGAAGTTTTAATATGCTTACAAAGACAATTACTTACGAAGATTACAACGGAATCGAAAGAACAGAAAACTACTACTTCAACCTTACAAAGGCTGAACTTATGGAAATGGAACTTGGCGTAAATGGCGGTTATGCTGAAGCTATTAAGAAAATCATCAACGCAAAAGAAGTACCTGAACTCATCAAACTGTTCAAGGAACTTGTTCTTAAGGCATACGGTAGAAAGTCAGATGACGGTAAGAGATTTATCAAGAACGATGAACTTCGTGCCGAATTCGTAGAATCTCCAGCATATTCAGAAATCTTTATGGAACTCGTAATGGATGACGTAAAGGCTGCCGAATTCGTTACAGGAATCATGCCTAAGGACCTTTCAGCACAGGCTCAGGAAGCTATGAAAGAAAAGAACTTCCTCGAAACTGTAACTAAGTAAAGAAAATAATGTTAGAACTTAGAATCCCGGGAGCAGAATTCTTTAACGAGCAAACACAAGAATTCGTGGAATCCCCAGAAGTGACGTTACAACTCGAACATTCATTGCTGTCACTATCCAAATGGGAAGCTAAGCATAAAAAGCGTTTTCTCGATAATACAGTCGAAAAGACCGACGAGGAAACAAGAGATTATGTGCGTTGTATGGCTCTAAACGTTATCCCGGAAGAGTCGTACATGGCACTATTCATGAATAGTCAGCTCATGAACCAAATAGTCGAATATATAGAAGACCCGCATACTGCGACAGTGATAAAACATGAGGGTGGAGCCAATCACGGCGAAGCGATAACTTCAGAACTCATATATTACTGGATGGTCTCAGCACAAATACCGTTCGAGTGTCAGACATGGCATCTCAACAGACTTATTACACTTATAGGAATTGTAGGTGAAAAGAATAAGCCAACTAAGAAGATGTCACAAGCTGAAATAGCTAAACAGAATCACGCTCTGCATGAAGCTCGTAAGGCAAAGCGAATGAAAAAGTAAGGAGGAAATTCAAAATGGTAATCTCACCATTAGCCAAATACACAGCGTTTTCACCAAACTGTAATTCTCCAAGAAATCACGAAATAGATACTATCACAATTCACTGCATGGTAGGCCATATGACAGCATCAGCATGCGCAGACATGTTTGCTAACCCTGCAGCAGAAGCATCATCTAACTATTGTGTTGGTGACGAACCTGGTGATATTGCTTGCTCTGTTCCAGAAGGTGATAGAAGCTGGTGTACATCATCTCCAGCAAATGATAACCGTGCTATTACAATCGAAGTAGCATCTGATAGAACAGACCCATACGCTATCACAGATGGAGCTATGACAAACCTTATTAATCTCTTGGTTGATATTTGCAAGAGAAACAACATTAAGGAGCTTAAATGGAAGGCAGACCCATCACTTATCGGTCAGGTCGATAAACAGAACATGACAGCACATAGATGGTTCTCTGGTAAAGCTTGTCCTGGCGATTATATTTTCAACAGAGAAGCAGAAATCGCAGCTAAGGTAAACGCACAGCTCGGAGTTAAAGATGCTCCAAAGCCAGCCGCACAGCCAGGAATCTTATACAAGGTTCAGCTCGGTGCTTTCGGCGTAAAAGAAAATGCACAGAAATTACAGGAAGAACTCAAGGCTAAAGGATACGATACAATTATCGTAGAAGTAGCCAATAACGCAGCTCCTACAGTACCTAACAAGAAGTCTATTAACGAAATCGCAAGAGAAGTTATCGACGGAAAATGGGGTAATGGAGAAGCAAGAAAGAACTCGTTAGTCGCTGCTGGATATGACTACGACGCAGTTCAGAAAGAAGTCAATTCACTACTCTAATGCCAGTTAAAGTCACTAGTAAAGGAAACTTTGCTAAACTTGACCGTTACTTATACAAAGCCAGACGTACAATCCGAGACGTCGACTTTGATAAGTATGGTAGAATGGGTGTAGAAGCTCTTTCCGAAGCCACTCCTAAAGATACCGGATTGACAGCAGCAAGTTGGTATTACAAAGTCACGCACATTAACACCGCTGGACAGACGAATCTTGTTAAATTAGAATTCATGAACAGCAATAGAAAAGACGGTGTTCCAATCGCACTGGTAATTCAGTACGGGCATGCTGTAAGAGGAGGAGGATGGGTAGAAGGTAAGGATTATATTAATCCTGCGTTACAACCTATCTTCGAAGAATTGGCGAAAAAAGCATGGGAGGAGATTAAATCGTTATGAGCAGAGAAGTTGATGAAAGAGTTGTCTCGCTACAATTCGATAACTCACGTTTCGAAAGAAATGTAAGTACAACTATGTCTACTCTGGATAAATTAAAAGCTAAACTTAACTTTAACAGTGCTCATGCCTTTGACGGGCTTGAGACTTCTGCTGCTAGAGTTAGTCTAAACCCTTTACATAGGGCTTTTGATTTACTCACAGACAAAACTGCTTGGGCAAGTACTGCAGCAATCACTGCAATGGCTAACATCAGCAATTCGGCAATACATGCTGGTGAAAAGATGGTCAAAGCCCTTACTATCGACCCAGTAACAACTGGTTTTAACGAGTATGAACTCAAAATGAACTCAGTTCAGACAATCATGAGTTCTACTGGTGAATCAATCGAAACAGTAAACAAATACCTCGATGAATTAAACACATATTCTGACAGAACTATTTATAGTTTCTCAGATATGACAACAAACATCGGTAAGTTCACAAACGCCGGTGTTAAACTTGATGACGCTGTAGCAGCAATGAAGGGTATCTCTAACGAAGCTGCTATATCTGGTGCGAATGCAAACGAAGCGTCAAGAGCAATGTATAACTTAGCTCAGTCACTTTCAATGGGTTACGTTCAGTATATTGACTGGAAGTCAATCGAAAACGCTAACATGGCTACTGTTGACTTCAAACAGAACTTAGCAGACATGGCGGTCAAAATGGGTACTGTTACACAGGTATCTGATGACCTCTATGAAGTTGGCGGAAAGACTTATAACTTACAGGCACTCTTCAAAGATGCCATGAAAGACCAGTGGCTGACATCTGAAGTACTTATTGAACAGCTCAAGATGTATTCAGACGAAACTACTGAGTTAGGTAGAAGAGCATATTCTGCAGCTGAAGATATTAAGACATTCTCACAGCTTTGGGATACACTTGGCGAAGCAGCTCAGTCTGGTTGGGCAGAATCTTGGCAGTTAATCGTTGGTGACTTAACGGAAGCTAAGACAATGCTTAAGAGAGTAGCGGCTCCACTTGATGACCTTATCAGCAAATCAGCAGACCTCAGGAACATGGTCCTCGGAAAGACATTTACTTCTGGTTTTACCGACCTTAAGAATGTTATCGAAAAGGCTGGTATGTCAACTGATGAATTCGAGGATAAGCTTGTAAGAAGAGCCAGAGTCGAAGGTGTACATATCGATACACTTATCAACGAATACGGTGACCTTAGAAACGCAATCGCAGCAGGTGGTATTCCAAAGGATATCATAAGCGACGTTCTTGATGACATGGCGAAGTCTGTCGAAAATACTGGTAGAAGCTTCAAGAACGAAACTGAGAAACTTGAACATTTCCAGGAAGTAGTCGACCAGGTTTGGGCAGGTGATTGGTCTAATAACTATGATGAACAGAGAGAACGTGAAAAGCTTCTTACAGATGCTGGTTACGATTTCGCAGCGGTTCAGGAATTGGTCAACAAGAGCACCGACGGTTATCGTTTAACACTTGAAGACCTTAACGGAGAACAGATGAAAAACCTCGGTTTCACAGACGATGAAATCAAGGCAGTATCTGAACTTCAGCTGGCAATGAAATCTGAGAATTCAGAAGTATCAAAGATGATTGAGCAGATGTCCAGACCTAACGGACGTTTCTTACTTCTCGATACTATCAGAAGTGTATTCGAAAATATTAAGAACATCATCGGTGCTGTTCAGGGTGCTTTCTCAGAAGTATTCGGACAGAAGACAGCAGATGGTTTATGGAACCTTATCAACGGACTCCACAATATCGCAACAGCTATCGAACTGACAAAAGAGAAGACCGAGTCACTTCAGCAGTTCTTCTCAACGTTATTCATGATACTCGATATGGCCGGTATGACAATCGGTAGAACATTCGAGTTTATCTTCAAAATAGTCAGCAAAATCTTCAAAGGAACTACTAAAGAAACCAAATCGTTCCAGGGCGGCATTTACAATCTTGTAAAAGCTCTTCATGACATGACTGTGGCGTTCAATCCTTTCGAACAGGCGTTCAAAGCTATCGAACCAATACTCGAAAAAGCCAACAAAGCAATCTCAAGATTCTTTGGCCTGATAGCAGATAAGAAGGATGTGGCCGTAAACTTTATCGAAGGTTTCGAAGATGGAATCAAAGATAAAGCAAAAGGCATGTACCTGGTTGTCGCTTCAGTCTTCAGAAAAGCTCTCGATACAGTATGTAAAGTTCTTGGTATTCATTCACCAACGAAGGAAATGTACGACATTGCTACTTTCGTTGGTGAAGGTTTTATTAACGGACTTCTGGCTATCAAAGATAAGATTATTGCTCTTGTTACAAGTATATTCGGTGCAGCAGGACCTGACTCAGTTCTTGGTTCTATTGCAGAAATGCTTAGTGGCAACAAAGTTCAAAATAAAGTCAAAAAGAGCTATGCTGGTGCAACAGACGCTTTAGTTGGACAGAACAAGAAGACTATGGCAAGTATCAACGCCGCATTCGACAATACTGGACTTACAAGTACGGTAGACGGCATTGACACAATGAGAAGTAAGATTCTCACAGTATTCGGCAAACTCAAAGACATGGTTGCAGATATGGACTGGGGAGCTGTGATGTCGCTTGGCATTATGGCAGGTATCCTCAAGACCGTAAAGGAACTTAATCAGCAGTCTGAAAAGATAGTAAACCCTATCAATCAGATTACATCATCAGTTTCGAAAGTAATGGGTAAGGTTGCTTCAACAATCGGTGAAGTAGGTCTCATTGCTAACGAAACACGAAAGAACATTAAATCCGATACATTTAAGAATTACGCAGAATCAGTACTCATGATTGCAGGTTCATTCTTGGTTATCGTATTTGCTATGAAACAGCTTAAGGATGTAGACATGGCAAGTATCGGTAAGGGTATTATTATTCTTGGTGCACTTACTCTGTTAACCTGGGCATTAAGCAAATTTGGTGGTACTGCGAACAGCGTAAAAGATGGACTTAAATCTGTCGTAACTTCAGGTGTGCTGGTAGTAATGGCATTAGCAATCGGTCTGGTCGTAGGATGTATAGCAGCATTAATGTTACTTTACAAAATAGATTCAGACGCAACTATGAAAGCGGCTATTACTCTTGGTGCGATAATGGTAGTTATGGGTATTCTCATGATTGCTATTACGAAACTTGCTGGAAAGGCTAAGGTTAAGGATGTAGCAAAGGTAGGATTCTTATTCTTATCGCTGTCTGCGTCGTTAGCAATACTGGCCATTTCGTTAGCAATACTTTCATTAATCAAACCTGAAAAGTTAGTAAAGATGGGCGAAATACTCCTCGGCTTCGTCGTAATAATGGGTATTCTCGCAAAACTTACTGCTAAATCCAAGACAACTTTAGGCGTTGGTGTAATGATGATGGGATTCGCAGCAGCTATGATAGCAGTAGCCGTAGCGATGAAGATACTTGCAACAATGTCGCCTGAAGATATTCTTAAGGGTGTAGTAGTAATCGTAGCTCTTGGACTGGCATTCTCAGTAATGAGTATATTTGCAAGAAACTACAACAAATTCTCTATGAGTGGCAACAAGGGAGTTCTTGGAAAGAGTGGTATCGCTGGTTCAAGTGGTGCTATGTTCCTTGGATTTGCATTGTCATTATTAGTAATCGCCGCAGCAATCAAAATGATTGGTATGATGAGCGAAGAAGAGATATTTAAGGGCGTCGCTGTTATCGCAGCAATATCTCTCGTATTCGACGTCATGATGTTATTTACTAGAGGTAAGAACAAGAATCTCTTACAGCTTGGTACAATGATGATAATGATGTCGGTTGCATTAACTATTATCGCTGGATTGTGTATTGTTCTTGGTAGTATCAAGACAGAAACCGCAGTTCAGGGTGTATTAGCAATCTCAGTAATCATGGCAATGTTCGCTGTGGTGCTCCATAACGTTAAGGGAATAAGCCCAGAATCAATAGACGCTATCAAACTTGTTACAGCTTGTATCACAGTATTGGCGGTAGCAGTATTGGCACTTGGCGTAATGAAACCAGACCACGCATTAGCAGCAGCGTTCTCATTAGCACTTATCATGGGTGCGATGGCGTTAATATTCAGTCAGCTTAAAGACCTTGAACTTAGCAAATCCACAACAGTAGCAGTCATAGGTTTATCAGTAATGATAGCAGTATTGGCTGGTGTTTGTGTCGTATTAGCCAAAATGACTAACACAGACCGAGCACTTAAAGCAGCCGGTTCACTTTCTATGGTAATGGTTGCTATGGCGGCAGTATATGCAGTAATCGCTAAGTTCACACCTCAAAATGCGACAAAGGCTGGCATAGCTTTAGTGTCGATGGTTATACTTACAGCGGTAGTAGCGGCTCTTGCATACATATTCTACAAACTTAAGGATGTAGATGCGGACGGCATGGTTAAACAGGCAGCTGCTATTAGCTTAACACTTATCGCATTAGCAGGTGTAACAGCAGCTTGTGCAGCAATCGGCAAATTAGCAAACGGTTGGGCATTCCTCGGCGTATTAGCTCTTGATGCGCTTCTTGTATCGTTGATAGCAATCGCAGAAGGTAGCATTTATACAGCAGTAAAACTGTTCAAGAAACTTCAGCCAGACATTGAAGATTTAGCCGGCACAATAGGTATGCTTGGGGATGCTCTTGGTAAAATCGGTGACGCTACACAGAACATGGACAACGCGAACATCAACTCAGTTGTCGATATGTTAGGTGTTATCGAAAGCATTGCAGCACTTAACCTTGTTGATAAAGATGTTTCAGTAGCAAAGACGTTATCCGCATTCTGTGAAACTTTACCAGAAATTGGTAGAGCAATGTGCGAATTCAGTCAGGCGCTTGGCGAAGGATTCGACGGTGAAAGCGTAGTCTCAGCGGCAAACGCTGGTAAGGCTCTCGCAGAACTCGAAAAGAATCTTCCACGTTCAGGCGGTACTATTGAAGACTGGATTGGTAAACGTCAAAATATGGGTGGCTTCACAACAAGTATCGTAATGTTTGGTGGAGCAATCAAAGCATTCGCAGACACTATCACAGCAGATGGTGGTATAGATTACGAAGCTGCAACAAACGCAGCAAACGCAGGCTTGGCAATTGCTAAACTCGAAAAGAATCTTCCACGTTCTGGAGGTTCTATCGAAGAGTGGATTGGTAAGCGTCAAAATATGACTGTATTCTCTGGCAAACTAAAAGAATTTGGTACTGCTATTCGTGAATTCGCAAAACGAGTTACAGAAGATGGTGGTGTCGACTATGATGCAGCAGAGAAGGCAGCAAACGCAGGTCTCGCAATTGCTAAGCTTGAGGCAGCTCTTCCACGTTCAGGCGGACGAATCGAAGAATGGATTGGACAGAGACAGAATATGACTGTATTCTCTGGTAAGATGAAAGAATTCGGAACATGTGTTAAACAGTTCGCTCTGTCTATTTCTGGAGATGGTATAGACTACGGTATAGCAGAGAAAGCAGCTAACGCAGGTAAGGTCATAGCCGAACTTGAATCTAAGCTTCCACGTTCTGGTGGTAAGATAGACGAATGGATAGGCACACGTCAAAATATGACCGTATTCAGCGGAAAGCTCAAAGAATTCGGTACAGCAATCAGAGAGTTCTCACAGCGTGTAACAGCAGACGGTGGCGTCGATTACGATGCCGCTGAAAAGGCAGCAAGAGCAGGACAGGTAGTTGCAGAACTTGAAGCTGGACTTAGCAAACACGGTGGCATCAAGGGCAAAATCTTCGGTGATGCGGACTTAGGTGACTTCGGCGAAGACATCGGTAAATTTGCAGAAGGTATCGCAACATATGCGGAAAAGACACAGGGTATGAAGTTCGACGACGACGCTTCTACAACAGCTCTTAATGCAGCAAAGACAATAGCAGAAATCGAAAACACTCTTGGCTCAAATGACGGCATCATCGATAAACTCATAAACAAAGTATTCGGTGATAACGACCTCGAAACATTCGGACAGAAACTTGGTGGATTCGGTACAGCAGTAAAGACATTCTCAGAAAACGTTGATGGCGTCGATGCACTTAACGTCAAAAAGGGTGCTGCTTCAATTGGATTTATCAATGATATGTCAGATGCTTGGGACCAGGAGAAAATTAACAAACTTGCTGATGCTGGTAACATCGACTACTTAGACAGAAATCTCCAACAGTTTGCAGAAATCATTGTAACATTCGGTAGTAAGTTTGAGAACGTCGACACAATGAAACTCCAGAGAGCTTCAGAGTCATTAGCAGCAGTAATCTCAGCAACATCAAATATTAAGGACGGTTCTTACACAGGACTGTCACAGCTTGCAGAAAATCTCGGTAGCATAGGCGACGCATCTTTCGACAGTTTCATGTCATCATTTGAAAATAGTGATGAAAGAATCTCCGGAACATTAAATGGTATTGCTACTTCTGTAAAGACAAGTACCGAAGGCAAGTCAGAAGATTTCCGTAGTGCTGGTAAGGTATTAATGGATTACTTCAATGGTGGTCTTAAGTCTAAGCAGGATACAATACGTAAGGACTTTGGAACAGTCGTAGAAAAGGTATGCGACGTTATCGAAGAACATTATCAGGATTGGTACGACGCAGGTTCATATGTGGTTTCAGGTTTCGCAAACGGCATTAGCGAGAACATTACTACAGCTTTCAACGCTGCTGGTGAACTCGCTACAGATGCCCTTAAGGGACTTACACTCACGCTTGATATTCATTCACCATCAAGAGAAACTTACGCAATCGGTGAATACACAGTAGCTGGTCTCGTAAACGCTCTCAACCGTGGTGCAGCTGCTGCAGAAGAGGCATCTATGAATGTAGGTGAATCAACTAAGAAGGGTATGAACAGAGCTATCGACAACATAATAGATGGACTCGACAGTATCGATACAAACCCTGTTATTACACCAGTTCTCAACCTCGACAACATCACTTCTGGTATAAACAACATTAACGGCATGCTTAGTACAGCTCCTGAGTTAAATGCAAGACTCAATACAATCACAAAATCTATGGGTGGTATCTACGACAGAAATGACCCACTTGTTGATGCTATCGGAAAGATTAAACCTGGTAGCAATGTTACAAACATTATCGAAGGTATTACATATGACGATGGTAGCAACATTAATTCTGCAGTTGAAACTCTTATCTCTGCAGCTATGGTAGAAAGGAGAGTTTAATTCAAAATGGCTGAAGAATGGTATGTTGTAGGTCCTGGTATACAGCAGGATACTACAGCTCAGGGTGTTCGTTTATATATTCAGTATAAGTGTACGTGGAATAATTGTAATGGTGTCAATGTACGTTGGGACTATTTCGACTCTTCTACAAGCAGCTGGATATACGGCAACACTTCAACAGAAGCAAAAGAAACAACAGTATATTACGATGTACCACAGAATGTTACACAAGCTAGAGTAGAATTAGTTCCTCAGCCTACAACAGTAAATGGAGCCCCTGCCTTTGGTGGGGGTAACATTACTCATATATTTAATGTGGGTGATTGGACTATTCCTGGTAAGGGTGACGCTCCTGAAATAAGTATTTCGAAAGATATCGAGTTGAAACTTGTTCTCGATAATATTGCACAGACTCCAACTCCAGTTGAAGGTGTAATGTTCGAAGTATATAAGAAAGAGCATAACGAATCTCAGGGTAGTCTATATCAGAAGGTTAACGCAGCAGTCTATAACGGACATGCAGAAGCTACTGTAACAGTAACATACGGTGCAGAGTTTACAGCAAAATCTGTATATTACAATCATAGAAACAACTTTGATTCAGATGGCTTTCCTACAAACGGAACAGCTTCTGACCCAACTCAACCTATTAAATCAGCACCATTACCAGTAGAAGGTTTCGGTATTACTTATCAGATTATTTCTGCAGGTGCTATGCTGAACTTAACTATGACATGGACAGAAAATGTAGACGCAAACGAATACGAAATACAGTATACGAACTACGACTACGATTGGGCTCTTGTCGAGAAAGTTCAGAGTATTACAACAGACCAGCATTCATACATTCTACAACTTCAAAATGGCGGTCATTATCGTTTCAGAATTAGAGCTAAGAACGATGCTGGTAACTCTTCTTGGTATGAAACCGACAAATCTTTCGGTCTTGCACCATTAGCTCCGACTACATGGTCTGACGTAACAAGAAAGCTTAACGATGGCTCTTTCATGCTTTACTGGAAACATAACAGTAGAGACTCAACGAGAGAAATCAAAGCCGAACTTGTTATTCGTCCAGAGAATGAACCAGAGAAGACCATCACAGTCAGCAGACAGAACCAGGACGAGAAGGATTGGTACAAGAACAATGTTTACGAATTAGATACGAGATTCTATCTTACTTCAACAACTGTATTCTGGAAAGTTCGCACATGTGGTGAATCAGGTGAATACGGTGAATGGAGTATCGAGAAAGAAATTCAGATATATGCTCAGCCTGGTATTCAGTCCTGGCTTCAAAATGACACAACATATATCAATTATCCACTTGGTGTAAATACTGCAACACAGTATCCTTTCACTATTTGTTCAAGACTGTACGAAGCGATTGAACCATATCATAAATCTAAACTCTTATTCAAAGACGGATATATCGACGAAAGTGACCCCTGGTGGCCTATCGTTGAAGGTATGCCTGAATACGAATCGTATAAGACTTCAACGTGTATCGATGGTGGATTAATTTCAGACGAATCAAACGGTACTGTCGACTACGAATATGCAGATTGCAGCTACAGTGCGTTTATTAAAGTAACTCCTGGTGTAACATATTCATTTGCTACAGCTGGTTTCTATATTAACCGGTATAACGCAGTGGGATGGGTTTCAGGAAGTTATCTCGGTTCGACATTAACTACAGATGCATCACACGAATGGGTATGCCCAGCAGGAACTGAGTATGTTATCTTATCATTCAACACAAGTGCTAAGAACAGTATAACATTCTACGCTTCTGCAACACCTGGAAACTTTGTACTCCCACTTCAGAAGTATCCATATATGTTAACTGTACAGACTACAGGACTTCCGGCATGGGCAGACATACGTATCATATTCTACGACTTTGCAGGACGTAAAGTAAACGCTTCTTCATGGACATCTACAGACGGTGTATGGATTAATGCATACGAAGCTCAACAGTTCTCAGCAGAAGTAAGAGTTACAGATGGACAGACGCATACTCGACAGGAACTCAGTAATCTTGTTACTTTCATTGTAACATCGGATACAAACATCACACAGAAACTTACTGAATACGTTCTCAACATCAAAGCAGTAAACGACCACACAGCAAGTGACCTTACGCTCAATGATGTGTCAATCAAAGCTGGCGATATTGTTTACAGCAGAAACATACCAATCACAGAAGATAGTGTTACTACAACACTTCAAAATGAGATTAGTATTGATGATGTTATGCTGACTAAGAACCAGCAGTATAAATACGAACTTACAGCATGGTTTGTGTCAGGAGCCTCTGCGACATCAGCAGGTACATTTACTTTCGCACCAAATTCAGCAGCTACCGTAAATTACGAAGTTGAAGTATACGGTATTTACAATCAGGAAGAAAAGTCCTACAAGTTGTATGTGGATGTAGAAAATGACGACCTTGATAAGAACTTCAAGGTATATGTATTCAGAAGAGAACATGACTACAGTTACACAACAGTCGTTGATGGAATTACTGGCTTTAGTGGTTACGTTATTGACTCACACCCAAGACTCGATAAGTCAATGTACTTCGTAAGCGTAATCGGCAAGTCTAGCGGTAAACGTTGGAATATCGTTCATCAGGATAAAGAATACACTCAGCTATTCCCTGTAATTCAGTGGGGTAAGAGTTTATATCCTGAAATCAATCCAACTACATACGAGCTAAAACTAAATCAGGACGAACTTATCGAACTGCTATATAACATAGACGTAAATGAAACAAGAAGCAGAACGTCCGAAACATCTGTATATGCAGGAAGAATCGACCCAGTATCATATTATGGCGAATCTCTCAGCAACACACAGACATGGAATTGTGAAATTCCAGCGGACGATTATAAAACTCTTGACAAATTACGTGTACTCAGCACACATAACGGACCTTGTTATGTACGTACTCCAAAGGGTGAAAACTACTGGAGCAACATTAGCGTATCAATCACTAATACACATAACAATGTCGTTCGAAAAGTTAGTTTAACTATTACTAAAATATGGAGTGATAAACCGTGATAGACTGGACCAAACCAATGTTCCAGCGTTACGAATATTACAAAGTATCACCGAATACATGGCAGGATACAGAACTTATTACAGGTGTAAACAGCGGAAGTATCACAAAAGATATTTCTGTTGATACGCTTGGTTCTGCATCTTATATCATTGACGGTCTATACGGTGAATGTTATATTCGTGCGTATCTTGTATGCGAACAAAACGGAGAAACACATAAAGAATGTTTAGGAACACATTTATTACAATCGTCCTCGACAAGATTTAATGGTATACGCAGAACTGCTAATATTGTGGCATACACTCCGATTATGGAACTAAAGGAGAAGTCTGTCCCGATTTGTTACACGATTCCAAAAGGTACGAATATTGTACCAGTTGTAACAAATAACTTTATGGCAAACATGCGGGCTCCATTCGTTCAAACTTACAACGAAATAAAGAATACAGACTACGATATCGTAGCGGATGTTAACGATAACTGGGCAGGATATTTGTCTACAGTTTTAAGTCAAAATAAACTCGCATATCGTATGGATGCACTTGGTAGAGTAGAAATATATGAACCACTTATTCTCGATACAATGACACCAGTATGGAAATACACAGACGACAACAATTCCATTCTGTATAAAGATGTGAATTACAGTCAAGATATTTACGGTGTTCCAAATGTATTAGAGGTTTATATTTCACTTCCTGAAGGTACAGCATATACGAGAGTTGTAAACGATGACCCAAACAGTCCAGTATCTACTGTAAGTCGTGGTAGAGAAATCGTTAAAAGAGAAACATCACCAAATATCACAGGTATCCCTACACAGAAGGAACTTGAGAACTATGCGATAAGACGTATGAAAGAACTCAGCACCATCGAAGTTGAGGTCTCTTATTCACACGCTTATTGTCCTGTAACGGTTGGTGATTGTGTACGACTTAACTATCGAGCAGCGGGACTCGAAAATATTAAAGCCAAAGTAATTTCACAGTCCATCGAGTTAACACCGGGATGTAAAGTAAGTGAAGTTGCTAAATTTACAACAAATCTATGGAGGTGAGGGAATGACAGTAAATAATGACCTTGTTCGAAAGTTTGCAAGTATGATGAACATTCAGCAAGAGAAACCACCTACTGTAGTTTATGGAAATATCATCATCGACAATACTAACATAACGGTTCAGATAGATGGAAACGATACACCTATACCTATTGTAAACGATAAGAAATATCTTAACGGCGATAGAGTTAAGGTGACAATTCAAAATAACCGTTTTACTGTCGACCCTATCCATTAACTTATAGGGAGAAACATTATGGAAGAACAGTATGTTGAAAGGCTGGTTCAGGTGGAACAGAGAGCCCAGAGTAACACTCATAGACTAGACGATTTGGAGAAGACCACAGCCGACATGGCTGACTTAATCACATCTGTAAAAGTCTTAGCTCTTAGACAGGAAACAGTCGAAAACGACATTAAGGAAATAAAAGACGATGTAAAGACCTTAACTACCAAGTCAGGTAAACGTTGGGACTGTATGATTGAAACAGTAGTGGGGTTAATAATCTCAGCCTTAGTAACATTTATCCTGATTAAGATAGGAATTCAATAAAGAGGAACTATTATGGATGCTAATTTAATCGCAAGACTTATAATCTCAGTAATCGCTATTATTAACATGCTCGCAGCACAGTTCGGTTGGAATCCAATTGAAGCTGACGAAAGCGGTATTTACATGACAGTATCTACTATATTTGCACTCGTTATGTGGATTAGAGGTTTCTGGAAGAATAACAACTTTACAGAAGCTGCTAAGATTGGTCAGGCTGTAGTAGACAAAATCAAAATGGACGAAAAGTCATATCGTCTTGAAAACGTAAAAATAGAATATGCGAAACCGGAGAGTAAAAATGAGTAATTATATCAAAATGGTGGACTGTTCTGAAGACGAGCTTATGCATTATGGTGTCCTCGGTATGAAATGGCATCATCATATGGCTAAAAAGTACAGAGACAAGTCTATGATGGCTAAACAGAAGGCCAACAATCATATGGGCGATTACGTAGAAACCATAGAAAAGTCTCCACACGATAAGCGAGCAAGAATGAAATCGTTTAAAGCCGCCGCCAAAGGATATAAGGAAGCAGATAAGTATCTGCAGAAGCATAATAAGTATGTGGATAAGATGAACGCAGGCTTCGACGAAAATCGTGATAAAGTCATGAAGAGTAAGAAGTATACCACACTTCAGAAACAGATTAACAATGCCGAAGATGCTAAAGCTGCTTACAAGAAGAGTCTTGACCGCGGTGATTACGATGAGTTCGAAGTTAATGAAAAGTTTGTCGCAGCTAAAACTAAAGCATACGAAAAGCAGGGTGTAAACCATCTTGACGCAAGACAGCTTGCTGAAAATGATGCAATGAGTTTTGACGCTAGTGAGGGCGCTGGTAGTTGGAAGCCTGATATGAACCGTTATAATTCAGATGTTGCTTATCAGGATAAGACTATCGAGAAGGCTCAGAAGGCTCAGAAGAAGATGACAGACAAGGTTGAAAAGAAGCGTAAGAAGTATGTAAGCTTTGTGTATTAAGGCGGTGATTAAATGAGTTATTTAATGCATACCGGTCGTAAAGGTATGAAGTGGGGACAGCATATATTTACCAAAGATGATTTGCGATACGCGAATAGTGGACTTTCTGGACAAAAATATAACGTTGGTGTCGGTATACATTACGGCGCCGATAAAATATATTCTGGAAAGACATATAGCACTAAATCAAAATCACAATGGTTTCAGGATAGAGCCGTTAAAAAGACGCAAAAGTCATACGATAAGGCCCTGAGTAAAAATATAGGTAACCTTAATCGAAACGTTGCACTTGGTGACGCTCATAAGAAATACGCAGACACAATACGTTCAAAGTATACAAAGCAGGCTGACGGTATTGTTAAATCATTATATAAAGTGAAATTAGATTATCATGAAGATAACGCAAAACAGTCGATACTACGTGGTAAGAAAATAGCTGATAAATTAATGAACGATAAAGTCATGCTTGAAATATATAATAGAAACTATACTGCTGCAGTAGAAGAACATCACCATCATACATCAAACGGTACACATAGAACGCATACTTATGTTGACGGTACCACTAAATACGCATACGACCCGAATAAATCCAACCCAACGAATAAACGGTATTACGTATATTAAGCCATTTTCAAATTCATATTAAATTCCTTTCCGAGTTACTAGCCCTGAGAGAAATCTTGGGGCTTCTAATTCGCGTAAAAATAATGGGCTATAATGAGAGGAAATCTCAACATTATTTAAAACTAACAATTATAATTAACGGAGGAATTTATTATGACAAACACAGAAATTATGCTTTACAGAGTATTTGATGAAACATTAAAGAGACACGCAAGAATCAACTTTATGATGATTTCAACAAAGCTTGGTGTAGACATTAACGAAGTAATGAGCACATACAAAATCTGGGCGAACTATAACTTAGTTAAGTAATTAAAACATTCAAAGCAGAAGCTTAAGACAAATCTTAGGCTTTTAGCTTTCGCGAAAAAATAATGCCCTATAATGAGAGGAAGGAAACTTCTAGCGACGGCTTTAGGCTTCGTGTAATCTCAGAAATCCTAAAGAAAACAATCCGCATACTAAAGCGGGGAGACCCCTTCACTGAAAAACATATGGAAGCATATGGATAGAGAACAAGGAACTCTATCATTAAATATATCCGCAGAGCTAGATGAGTCGAAAGGTAAGGTAACGTAAATTAGAAATAACGGAACACGGTAGCGCCGCGAACAACCCTAACCCTTTTAGTTTTCTCCCGCGAAAAAATATTGGGCTATAATGAGAACTATATTATTTTTGGAGGTATTCAAAATGATTACACTTATTTTAACAATCTTATTAATCGTATTATTAATATGCGTGTTACTCGGCGGCGGCATATTTGTCGCACTGTTCGGGTTAGACATATTAATCCTGATGCTATTTATAAGTTGTAGAAAACGTAAGAAGAGAAAGAAGGAACAGAAACGATAATTCTCGGCGGAGCTTAAGAGAAATCTTAGGCTCTTAGCTTTCGTCATTCGTGAAAAAATCTTGGGCTATTATAGGAAGGTTTATATAACTTAAGGAGGAATTTAAAATGACATTTAAGAAGAAAAAAGAACCAACAGTATTTGAAGAAGCACAGGCAACATTACTTGAATCTATCAAGGAAACAACGGAAGCAGTAAACTATGACCCGGATGACAAGCAGGTTGTAGCACTGGAAGCGATGAGCAAAGCGTATGCTGATATCGTTAAAGCTGAGGCAGAAATGACCAAAGTGGAAAACGAAAAGAAAGCAGAACGTAATAAGAACATCGTAACAGTAGCTACAACAGCAGTTACAACCGGAGTTACAGTTGGACTGACGCTCGTAACCTTTGCATACGAAACAAGCGGATGCGGCAATTTCTTTACAACTGTAGGTAGACAAACTATCTCGAATGTACTGAAATCAATTAAGAAGTAAACTTCAAAAAGAGCTTAAGAGAAATCTTAGGCTCTTGGCTTTCGTTCAAAATGACAGAATATTTAGGAGGAATTTAGGTATGAAAATTAATTTTGTTGAATGCGTAAACACAGTAAAAGTATTTGCTAAGAAGCATGCACCAGAAATACTCACAGTTGTATCATCTGCAGCAACTGTAGCAGCCGTTGTATCCTCAGCAAAATGCACACGTAAGTACGATATTGCAAAAGAAGAACGTAAAGATGAAATCCAGAGCAAACTCGATAAAGTAGTTGTATTTGGAGAATCATATTGGCCATCAATAGTTCTCACAGCAACAGCTATTGCAGCAGGTGTTGGTTCTACAGCAATCAGTAAAAAGAGACAGGCTTCGTTACTTCTTGCGTATAATATGCTAGAGAAGAAATTCCAGAAGTATAGAAACGTACTTGCAGACACAAACCCAGATGCATACGAATCACAGGAGAAAATATACAAACAGTCTACATTCGAAGACAAAGGAACTGACTTAGGACCTGGCGAAACAACATACTACGAACCTATCATGGAAAAGTGGTTTACATCAACACCGTTCGAAGTTGTTCAGGCTATGTCTGATTTAAACAAAGAACTTATCCAGGGCGGTGAAGTATCTGTATATATGTTATATGTTATCCTTGGTATCGAAGACCTCTTAGATGACTCAGAAAGAAGAATAGCAGCAGGCAGAGGTTGGTGTTCTCTCGATGAATTTAAGACTGGTATGAAACAGACGGAATGGATTGACTATAACCTTATCGATGAAGAAGATGCATTCTACGAAGGCGAAGACGAACAGCCATCTTGGTATACTGTTCTCGATATTCACAACTGGCCAGAAATACTTTACTAATCGCGGAAAAATAATGGGCTATAATGGAAGGAAGTGATAAAATGAAAAAGTCAAGTATTTTAACATTAGCAACACTCGCACTTACAGTAGTAGGTTCAATCCTTGCTAGCAAACAGCAGGAATTAGAAATCAACGAAGCTGTAGATGCTAGACTTGCTCTTGAAACAAAGGAAGACAATGAAGAATCACAGAACTAATCAAAGACAGAGCTTAAGAGAAATCTTAGGCTCTTAGTCTTCAAAATGAGGAAGGAGAATAATATGAACATTAAAGTTCCTAATTGTGTACACTCAGCTACACGAAAAGTAGTAAAGAATAGGTCCACACTTGCAACAGGTGTAGGACTTTTAGGTTTCGTGCTCACAACCGTATCTGCGATTAAGGCAACTCCGAAAGCACTGAAACTCAAGGAAATAGCGGAAGACCAGAAAGGTGAAGCACTCACTAAGACAGAACTTATCAAGACTTGCTGGAAGCCATATGTAGTCCCAACAGCTGAGGGTCTACTTTCTATCGGATGTATAGTTTATGGCAAGAAGGTAGATATGAACACAATCAAATCTATATCTGCTGCATATGCGGTGAGTGAAAAGACATGCGGGCTTCTCGAAGATAAGCTTAAGGAAACATTCACAGAAGCATACGACATGACAGAAGAAGCGGCTGCAGAGAAGGTAGAGGATATTAAAGAGGAGATTCAAAATAAGGTAGACGACAGACCTATTGGATTCCCTATCCTCGCAACGGGTGAAGAATATTTTAGAGACCCATATCTCGGAACAGTATTCTCATCTACAGAAGATAAGGTTGAAGCAGCAGCAGGTTATGTAAATAAGAGAATTATGTCACACGAATATGGAACACTCGAAGACTTCTACTGGCATCTTGGAGTAGAAGATAACGCAGGAGCATGGGTGTTATCAGAAAGAGGATGGAATGACTTTACTGGTCCTCTCGAAGTATCATTCGGTGCAACACTTGTAAGAGGTATTCCGGTTAAATCTATACGTTATAAGACACGACCAGTTAGTGTATAAGGAGAGATAAATATGCCTACAAATTATAGCACAAAAGAAGTTAAAGCAAAAGCAGCAGCCGCAGGTAAGCCTGAGGTAAAGAAACTTAATATTGCAACAAGAACAAAGCAGGTATCGGCAACAGATAAGTTACTCAAGAGATTCATCAAAACAGATGCGAAGAGTCTCAAGGAGTATGTTATCAACGATTTCCTCATTCCTAACTGTTTACGTCTTATCAGAGACACGGCAGTAAATGCTATCGATATGTTACTCCTCGGCAAAGCAGGCGGAAAGTCTTCATCTGGTAATTCTGGTACAAGAGATTATACATCGTTCTCAGGAAGCGGCGTAGCATCAAACGGTAGCAGATGGAGTCCAGAAGCTAATAAGCAGAGGTCTATCGATAAGCTTTCATCAATCATATTTAACAGCCGTGGAGATGCAGAAGCGTTCTTAGGAGCAATCGATGAACGTATCAGACTCTATAAGAGATGTTCTCTGCTCGACTGTTTCGATATGCTCGAAAAGACAAACACAAGTCCGACAGACGAGAACTATGGTTGGCGTTCTATCGATGGAGCAGAAATCAGAGCTTGTCAGGGCGGATTTGAAATCATTTATCCAAGAGTTATTTGTATTGCGTAAAGGAGATTTAATATGAACATTAAGAATATAGCAACAAAATCAGTAAACAAGATTAAGAAATATAGCCCACAGATTCTTATGGGTCTCGGCATTACAACAGGGGCAGCAGGTGTATTCTTCGCATGTAAGAACACTCTCAAGCTGAACGAAGTTATTGCGCCTCATACAGAAAAGCTCGAAGAAATTGAGCAGAAGGTTTCTACAGAAGGATATTCTGACGACTACACAGAAGACGACGAAAAGAAAGAAATTGGTGCATGCTATAAGGGTATCGTAAAGGAAGGTGCAAAACTTTATGCATTTCCTGCGGCGCTTCTCACATGTTCTGTAGTATCTTTCTGCTCAGCATATAAAGTTCTGAATATGCGTAACGAATCACTCGCTATTGCATACGGTCAGCTTCTTGGAACATTCAAGGATTATCGTGCAAGAGTTATCGATAAGTTCGGTGTAAAGGCTGACGAAGAATGTTATTCAGAAGCTACTCTCAGAACTGTTATCGATGAAGAGACAGGCGAAGTAATCACAGAAGCTAAAAATATCGACGACTCTACAACAGACGTATGCTTCGACCAGTCCAACCCGAATTATATTGACAATGCGGAATATAATAAGGACTTCATCATTCGTGTCCAGGCAATGTTAAACGATATGCTCCATGCTCAGGGCGTGCTTACTCTTAACGATGCACGTAAAGCACTTGGTTTCAAGCCAATCCCAGCAGGACAGACAATCGGTTGGTATGACAATGAAGACCACGTAGGAACAGTAGACTTTGGCCTTGGCAGAAATGACGACGCTATATCTGCGTTCCTCAACGGCGAATGTAAGAAGGTATGGATTAGATTTAACATCGATGGATACATTATCGACAAGATGTAATCCGCATATTTGAAAGGAGTAATAATTATGGATTTCAGAGATAATATGTCAAATGTTACAAAAATTGTTATAAGCGGAGTAGCGTCAGCCTTTGGTTTCTTCATAACAAAATTATATTTAGACAAGAAGATAGACCTGCCTGACGATTTTGGCAAAGATGCCGTTGGTATTGGCAAAAAGGTTGTAGAATATAATGCAAATACTATTGAAACAACAGTGGAGGAATAATAATATGAAAAAGAAAATGTTTGTAGCGTCTATTCCCGCAGCAATCGTATGTGGCTTAGCTTGTGTGACAGCAGGTGTTGTACACGGTATAGGCATCGGAACAAAAATTGGCCGTAAGCAGGGTTATACAGCAGCAGTAGACGAAATTAAGGAAGCTGCAGCGAATGGTGAAATTACAATCATCGACAATACAAAGGAGTCTGATTCAAATGGCACAGAAGAAAAGACCGAACCAGAACAGCAGACAGAAAGCAATGCAGAATGCTGTGAAGAAGACAACATTTCCTACAGAGAAGCCAGAAATGAACAGTGTGACAGATATATTAATGATGATGAGCCAGAACAGGAAGAAGAAGACCTGGAAGAGGTAAGTGAAGCACTCACAAAAACTGGCATCGAAGAAATCGAATTCGAAGACGTTTCTGTATATGACGAACTCGAATATTCTACAGAGAACTTCTACTACTATCCGGAAGACGAACGTATCGCAAACACACTCATAAATGATGACGGTGAACTCGAAGACCACGAAATAATAGGCATGCTCGGTATACCTATGGAAGACATTGCGGCAAGAGTGGCGTCTTATGCATATAGCGGCACGGGAGTTCCTGTGTTATATTTCGCAAACCACGAGAACATGACGATATACACGGTCGAAACATTTCCTGGTGAACGAGGGGTATACGCAGAAGATATGTATCCGGAAATAGTGTGAGGTAACTTATGAGCATAAAGAGTTTTGATGCAGATGAAATTCAGAACCTTTACTTCGAATATCTGTACTGTCTCTGTGGTTTAGATATTTACGACAAGGATTCTGAACTATCAAAAAGAAGATTTGCAAAGAAGTTATACGACGTCGACTTCATTAAGCACGATGATAGTGACGAAAATTATAGTGTCAATGGAATGGCTCTGAGATATACTTTCATGATGTCATTCCGTGATGCTTATTTTAGTGAACTTGACTTCGAAGAATTCAAAGGAGAATGTGAAAAGGCATTCAAAAATAAGAACTGTTCAATGTTAGAAGTCATGGTTAGTCTGGCAGACAAAATGGAAGACATAATGTCCGACCCAGTATATCCTGACAGAAAGTATCAGTGGTTCAACAAGATGATTGTATCACTTGGACTTAGTGGATATACTGAGAAATATTTAAAAGACCATCCTGACTGGGAAAAGACTGTTGAAGATGCTTGTAAAAGACTGTTCGAAAGAAAATATGAATCGAACGGTAAAGGTGGCTTATTCTACATTATTAGTCCAGACCCAGCAGATGTTCCTGATATGCGTACAATGACATTATGGCAACAGGCATGTGCATATCTGAATAAAGTAACGGACTAACAAATACACTAAAAAATATAGAAAGGAGGTATAGTCTTGGCTGACGAAAATAAAAGGGTAAAACCACCACTCGATTTCTTAGACGAATATGTCGAAATGGACAATAAGGGAAATGTGAAAGCCATATCTGCTGACTTTGTAACATATCCTCTGCCTAAGGATATTATCACAAGAGGTGGAGAGTTCTATGCAGTATGGGATAAGACAGAAGGACTCTGGAACACTTCAAAGGATTTCCTGTATAAAGCTATCGACGAATATGTCAACATGCTTGGTACACCTAACGTAAAGCATCTCTACGCAAGGAAATCTTCAAGTAAGGTCTGTGATAGATTTAACCATTATTGTAAAGACGTATTGCCTGAGAAGATGATAAACGGTAGAGCGTTAAATCTCAACGAAAAGTTAACGTTCAAATCCGATAAGCCGAAAAGAGAAGACTATGCTTCAATAAGACTTCCTTACGATTTAGTTAAGGGAGAGCACGATTCATTCGACACTATCATGAACACGCTTTATGACCCAGACGAAGCACATAAGATTATCTGGTGTATAGGTTCTATATTTGCAGGCGAGTCAGTAAATCTTCAGAAGTTTCTTGTTTTATACGGTCCAGCAGGTGCAGGTAAGTCTACTATCCTCAATATCGTAGAACAGTTATTCGAGGGTTACACAGGAACATTTGACGCAAAAGCTCTTGGCCAGGCTAATAATGCGTTCTCACTTGAATGTTTCAAAAATAATCCGTTAGTAGCAATCCAGCACGATGGTGACTTAAGTAAGATTATCGATAACACGAAACTTAACTCATTAGTTTCACACGAAACTATGATGGTTAACCCTAAATATGGCAAACAGTATCCATGTAAATTTAACTCATTCCTTATGCTTGGTACGAATACTCCAGTTCGCATAACAGACCAAAAGTCAGGTTTGTTAAGAAGACTTATTGACTGTAAGCCTAGCGGACGAAAGTTAAGTGCTAAGGATTATAAGTATCACACGAAACAGATACAGTTCGAATTAGGTGCGATTGCTTATTATTGCAAAAAGGTATATCTCGATAATCCGAATGCATACGATGACTACAAGCCTATCGAAATGATATCTACAACGAATGACTTCTACAACTTTGTAGTGGATAACTTTAATATTCTCAACAAGGATGAAGTGTCACTCGCATCTGCGTATAATCTGTACAAACAGTATAACGAAGAAGGCAACATGGAAGCTGTTAGTAGAACTAAGTTTAGGGAAGAACTCAAGAACTACTACAGAGCTTACGAAAATAATAAGTTCTACGGTTTTATCACAGATATATTTGTCAAGAAAGAGACGACAAAAATAGTTGAACAGGTCGACGATATTCCTGAATGGCTGCAGCTGAAGGAACCATCTGAGATAAATGTGTTCAACGAATTTTGTAAGGATTATCCTGCTCAGTATGCCACTGAAAAGGAAACTCCGATATCTTCTTGGGATAAGGTAACTACAACACTTAAGGATATTAACTCAGAAGTACTCCATTATGTTGCTGTACCTGTCAACCTTATCGTAATTGACTTTGATATGAAAGTTGATGGCAAGAAGTCTCTCGAAGCAAATATTAAGTCAGCAGCAAAGTTCCCAAAGACATATGCTGAAGTATCCAAGTCAGGTGGCGGCCTGCACTTGCATTATTGGTATGATGGGGACCCAGAAGAGTTATCTTCAATTTACGATGAACATGTTGAAATTAAAGTCTACAAGGGCAAACAGGCTTTAAGACGTAAACTTATTCTTTGTAATGATGAAGATATTGCCCACATCTCTACTGGTCTACCGCTGCGTAAAAGAAAGGAGACTGATATGTTAGACGTATTCAAATTAGAAGACGAAAGACATCTCAGGAATATGGTTGAAAAGGCTCTCAGAAAAGAGATACCGCCATATTCTACCGCAACAAATATGGACTTTATCAGAAAGGTTACTGATGATGCGTTCAAAGACCCTAACATATTCTACGACATAACTGACCTTATGCCAGAGATTATGAACTTTGCGTTAAACTCAAGTAACCAGGCAGATAAGTGTCTCAAAATGGTTCCACTTCTTAAACTGAAGAAAGAATGTCCAGCTAAGAATCAGTTTATGGAAGATGACCCAACTGGTACAGACGATGACATTATATTCTACGATGTCGAAGTGTTCCCGAACTTATTCGTAGTCTGCTATATGAGAAATCATGAGGATGCAACAATCGTATCTATGATAAATCCTACAGCAGAAGATATGAAGAAGTTTATGCAGTATAAGTTGGTTGGTTTCAACAATATTGCATACGACAACAGCATTATTTATGCATGTTCATTGGGTTACACAAACAGAGAACTTTATGAGCTCTCGAGAGGTATCGTAGCAAATGAAATTAAGCCGATGTATCAGGCTAAGCATATTTCCTACACAGATATTTATGACTTTGCTTCTAAGAAACAGAGCCTTAAGAAATGGGAAATTGAAATGGGTATTCGTCATCTTGAACTTGGATTACCTTGGGACAAACCAGTACCTAAGGAACTCTGGGAAAAGGTTGGCGAATATTGTAAGAACGACGTATGCGCAACGTACAAGCTCTTCCACCATCTCCGTTCAGACTGGATAGGTAGAAAGATTCTTGCGGATATTTCAGGTCTTACTTGTAACCACTCAACCAACGACCATTCTAAGGAAATTGTGTTCCCAGGTTTCAACGACAGAGACACAAATCCTAACCTCGTATACACAGACCTTAAGACAGGACAGAGATATTACAACGGTGCTCCTTATGAATCAAAGGTTGACCCGAACGTTATTCAGGCGTTCCCAGATTATGAATATGTTAAGGGTGAAGACGGAAAGATGCACAATATGCACAGAGGAAGAGACATGTCACTCGGCGGTCTCGTTCGTGTTGAAGAAGGATATTACGAAAATGTATATCTTCTCGACATTGCATCAATGCATCCGACAAGTATGGAGCAGCTGGATATATTTGGACCATACACAGAAAGGTTCAATGCAATCAAGAAACTTCGTATTGAAATCAAGCATAAGAACTACGACAACGTGGCTAAGATGTTTGATGGAAAGCTTGTTAAGTATCTTGACGATAAGGAATCTCTCGACGGTTGTAAGCAGGCGTTGAAAATGGTTATTAACCCTGTATACGGTTTAACTTCAGCAGCATTCCCGAATAGATTCAGAGACGAAAGAAACATCAACAATATTGTCGCTCTTCGTGGTGCGTTGTTCATGGACACGCTCTGGGATGAAGTAATCAAGCTTGGTTATCATCCTATTCATATTAAGACAGACTCTATCAAGATTGCGAATGGCGATGACTTCATTCGTGACTTCTGTATGGACTTTGCTCGTAAGTATGGATACGAGTTCGAACATGAAGCGACCTACGATAAGTTCTGTATTGTAAATAAGGCAGTTTATATTGCTCATAGTTGTTATGGCGACCATTGTGGAGAATGGACAGCAACAGGTGCACAGTTCGCAGTTCCATATGTATTCAAGACAATGTTCAGCAAGGAAGATATTACTTTCGAAGATATGTGTGAAACATTCTCAGTAAAGAAAGGCGATATTTACCTTGACTTCAACGAAGAGCTGGTTGATGTAAGTGATGTCGAAAAGCAGAGAGATAAGCTTACAACACAGATTAAGAAGGGCGACACAAGTCTTATCGCAGACCGTGAATCTCTGGCTACAGAAATTAACGCAGGACACGACTATAAATTTGTAGGACGTGTTGGACAGTTCACTCCTATTCTTCCAGGAAATAAGGCAGGAGAACTCAGAGTCATCAGAGATTTAGAAGAGACCAAGAAAGCGGCAGAAAAACCATCTTCTGTATCTGGTGCAGATGGTTACCGTTGGATGGAATCTTCACTTGTCGAAAATTTAGGACTTCAGAACGTTATCGATAGAAGCTACTACAACAAGCTTGTCGATGATGCGAGAGAAACTATTGGACAATACGTAGACCCAGATTTATTCTGCGAACTGCGTCCCAGTACCACCTAAATATGTAGATGAACTTCCTTGGAAAAGCAGTTGCGGCAGAGACAATTGTTGTGACTGCCAATGTCTGAGGAAGGATATATATGAATGTTTATATTGTACGAAAGGGTATGATATTAAGGACGTAAATTACCTATATCAGACCCAAATTATATTCTAGTTTATATTTAAAAGGAGTAAATATTATGGAAATCAGATTTAACGAAAATGGTTCATTCGAAGCTAACGATTGCAGAATTTGCTACAAGAATTTCTCAGGTAATCCATCACAGTTCAACAGAGCAGGAGACAAGAACTTCAACCTCATCATCGATGAAACATATGTTGACAAGCTCAGAGACTTCGGCTATAACGTAAAGGAAAAGCAGAGCGATGAAGGTCCTTGGTTTGTTCTTCCGGTAAAGGTTAAGTTCAACGATTATGGTCCTGACTGCTTCATTAAGAACGGTAGAAAGATGACAAAGCTTGACAACGACACTATTGCTATGCTCGACAACATTGCTCTCGAAAATATTCAGATGGACGTAAGACCGTACAACTACACAATGAACGGCGGCGGAACTTCTGCATATCTCTCTGGTCTTTGCGTAAGCCAGAAGATTACATCTCGTTTCGCTCAGATGGCTGCGGAATATGAAAATGAAAACATCACAGACAGCAACGAATGTCCATTTGAATAATAAGGAGTTCATATGAAAGATTACTTCAAGAGACGTAAAGAGATAAAAGAATATATGCGAACTCTTGAATATCTGGATAAGTATCTGCCTAACGACACCGAACTCAGAAAGAGATTTATCGGTGATATGTATGATTGTACTCCACGATGGCTAAAGTCTGTCGTGGGTGCTTCCTACGTTGTTGAAGATTATCCAGACGGAAGAAGTCGTATGGTATTTGTTAAACACACATTAAAAGAAAACTTACAGATAGTAAAGATTATGGAGGAAAAATAATATGAAAAAGATTATCGCTACAGTACTCGCAGCTACACTCGCATTCGGTTCTGCTTTTGGTACATTTAAGATTACAAAAGACCCGGTTACAGTAGGAGCTAAGTCTTACGTTGAATACAATCCATACAACCAGAACGACCAGGACCCATGGGGAAACTGGAAGTGGATTGACTGTTCAAAAGAAAGTTACGAATCAAGCGTGACTATACATGAATGCTTTGTTCAGTTCCAGAATGGTATGGCTTATTACAAGTGCAGAGCAAGGTCTATCGATGGACAGCACTGGTGGTTCGTAAACTACAGACAGCCGGAATCATCGAAAGCTGTAAACGTATTAGACCCTCAGTATCAGTATCTTTCTGCAGAACCATTCGACAATATTCCTATCGTTGGTAATCCAGCAATGACCGGTCATATGGTACAGAGCGTATGTTACGGCATGAACATTTATCCAACAATGAGAGATGCGGTTGCCGACGACGCTGTATTCTTCTCAAGATATGAAGGCGGTTATGAGCATAAGTATGTTCTTTACGAAGATTATTCACTCAAGGAAAAGATTACATACGCCACATCATATACCACATATATTTATGAGGATTACAAGCCACATATGTATCAGACACGTAACGACCTTTATATCGGACATTACCGCGAAGTTGCTACTATCTGCCACGAAACTGGTATTATCGAAGGACACAGCAGAATATTCGTATTTGACTATGTTATGTGGTAATTAAAGGAGGTGTTCTGTATGTGCGAAGGCAATACACATGAGAATCATCCAGAATGGAAATACCATGAAAGAACATCCAATCCACGTAAGTTCTTCTCACCTACATTTCTGTTAAGCGGCTTAACTGTCAAAGAAAGACATGACGAGGAACCTGCTGGATGGGGATTTGTTAACGAATATATTTATACAAGAGAAGACGGTAGAGCGATGAAAGTGTTAAATGCATATGCATCGAGAGGTTGGCGTGACGGCCTATGGGAAATCGAATACGGCAACGATGAATATTGTCGTTTAACAGACGCAGAAGTGGAACGTTATTTGTATAAATTTATGAGAAGTGAGATATGAATACAGGCGGCTTTCTATATGAATATCAGGAAGAAGCTGTAGAAAAATGTCGTAACGGCTGTATATTAAACGGTGGTGTTGGAAGTGGTAAGTCAAGAACTGGTTTATATTACTACTTCCATCGTTACGGCGGTGAAATTAATAATGAGCGGGTGTTAACTCCAATCTCGAAGTCAGCACCTCAGCTCTATATTATAACTACGGCGAAAAAGAGAAATGACAAAGAATGGGATATCGAATGTGCACCGTTTCATTTCGATAACTATATTGTCGATTCCTGGAATAACATTAAAAAATACGAGAACACGACAGATGCGTTCTTTATATTTGACGAAGACAAAGTTACCGGTAAAGGTGCTTGGGTTAAGACATTTCTAAAGCTTGCAAAACGCAATGCTTGGATTATATTAAGCGCTACACCTGGTGACAGTTGGGAACACTATGCTCCTGTATTTGTCGCTAACGGCTTCTATAAGAATCGCACACAGTTCTTTTCTGAACATGCTGTAATCACAAACTACGGCGGATATCCTCAAATTCAACGTTGGCTTGATACTGATATTTTAGAAGAATATCGTAGAAGACTTCTGATAGATATGAATGTACAACGTCACACAACCAGACATCACGAAAATATTATCTGTGAATATGACAAAACAACATACAACAGAGTCATGAAAGATAGATGGGATATTTACAAAGATGAACCTATACAGCAGGCATCTGTTCTGTGTTATGTTCTACGACGTATTGTAAATGAGGATGAGGACAGACAAGTACGACTGCTCGAACTTATTACTGACAAGGATATTGACAGAGCTATTATATTCTACAACTTTGACTACGAGTTAGAGATACTCAAGAATCTGGATTATGGCGAAGGTTATGAGATTGCAGAATATAACGGACATAAGCACGAACCGATACCAGATTCTAAGAAATGGATATATTTGGTTAACTACGGTTCAGGAGCAGAAGGTTGGAACTGTATTTCGACAGATACTATTATATTCTATTCGCAGACATATTCGTACAAGACACTCGAACAATCTTGTGGACGTACGGATAGAGTAAATACTAAATACACTGATTTATATTACTATCATCTGCGTTCACAGTCTTCGATAGACCTTATGATAAAACGAGCCCTGATGAATAAGAAACAATTTAACGTTTTGAAATTCGCGGGAAAATAATAGCCTTTAATGAGAAATATTCATTTATTCAATTTGGAGGTATTATTATGAAGAAAGTTTTATCTGTATTCAAAGGTATTGGAAGATTCGTAGGATTCATGATTAAGTTCATGTTCTTTGGATTCACATTATGGTTAACAACATTCGCAGGTTTAATCCTGTGGCATGCGTTACCAGAAATATTAATCTTAAGAATTATAACTGAAATCGCGGTCGGCGGAACATTCTTTATCTGTTGGACTGGTGGAATTTCTGGTAAGAAGACAAACAAAGAAGAGGAATAATCAAAGCAGGAGCTTAAGAGAAATCTTAGGCTCTTAGCTTTCGTCAAGCTCGAAGAAGAGAAACTGTTTAGATAAGGAGAGATAATTATGATACTTTATACTTTCGATGAAAAAGAAACACAGGAAATCGTAAACTACAGAAAAGCTGGAAAGACTTGGGAAGAAATCGGTGTACTCACTATGACTAACACGGAAAGCGCTATTATGGGTTTTCTGAAAGCAAAAGAGAATATCGATATTATGATTGACATGCTCGACAACCAGCATAAAAACTGGGACGACTTATTAGCATATTTCGATGTTCCGAACAAGGCATATCTTATGAACGCTTATATTTCTGATGACAGAACACATAACGGAGACAAAAGAATATGTCCGATATGTGGTGCTGAGTATAATTGGAAGGGTAAGACATTCCCAGTAAAATATACTTGTTCACAGAAGTGCAATAAGACAATGCTCAGAAGACGTGATGGATATGTCAACAAGTCTACTAGAAATGAATTTAAAGAAACTAAGAAAGCTGAAGCGGATGTTATTGCTGAAGTTTATGGTATCGAGAACGACCCAAGGTATTATTGGGACGAAGAACTCGAAATGTTTCTTATGAAAGAGGAGTATATGATGGTGAACTTAAAGAAGTTCAGACATCTCTCCCTCGAAGCCGGTAAAAGTTATGGCCAGTATATCTCAGACAGAGAATGCGAAGAAGCCAATAAACTTAACATTTCGCATCAGGAACTTAATGAATACAATCATAAGACTTGGTGCGATTCTTTACATACAAAATGGGAGGTGAGTGCGTTATGATGCATCTTGTAAATTTCTGTGGTTACTGCTACAAATGCGTACACGCAGACGATGCTGATACAACATATCCTTGCTGCGAATGTATTTCGATACCTGCAAGAGAAGGCAGTGAAAGACCTGAACACTATGTCGAGAATGAAAAATATGTTCCTGCAGACACATTCGGTAAGGCAGTAGAAAAGTGGAGAAAAGACAATCTTGTTGTAAAGGAGAAGAAGCATGATTAATTTCGAAAACACAAACGTATACGGTTTCGAAGGAGCTATCTACGGCATGAGAGCGGCTCACGAATCCTGGGATAAAAGTGACTCTTCGTGGCACGTTGATATTGAGGAAGACGACGAAAGTAAAACATTTAATATGAGCTATATTCTTGGTGATAACGACCTCAAGCTTGCAACAACACTTGCTAAGGCCGGTAGCGACCATGGTAAATTCCTCAGATGTATTCATGTTCAGACGTATATTACAGCACCTATCAGATGGTGGGTCGAAATGGACACATATAAGGTAGGCACAACAAGACTTTCGACATCTCTCATGCATAAGGTACTTAACAGACCTGGAAAAGCATTCACAAGAGAAGACTTTAGCACAGACCATATTCTGTCAGCAGCGGCTTGGAAACATTTTGACGATACTGTTTCAACACTCAATCAGATGGCGGACAATTACAAGGGCGAATATGAGTATGAGACAGAACAGAAGATTCCGCACGAGCAGTCTAAAAAGACATGGTATGAAATCCAGGAACTTGTTCCGCGCTGCTACAACTACGGTTCTGTACTTGACTTAAACTATGCGGTTCTCAGAAATATAGCACATTCAGACAGAAAGAATCATAAGCAGGATGAATGGAGAGAAGGTTTCTTCGACTGGATGAAAACATTACCATATGCAGAGGAGTTGATATTTTCATGAACGAATACTTCGATATTTCCCACACAAATGATTTGTTAGAGCTTGGTTACTACTGCGACCGTTCGGATATTTGTTGGGGATGTTTATATGACGAATTATGCTGGACAGGGTATAAGCTCTATGGATTTCTTATGGCAAGAGAACTTAGAGAACATTATTTCACAATGATTTATTCAGAAGGAGAATCATAATGAGCATTGAAAAGTACGAAGTCGAAACGGATAAAGAAACTATCGAATATGTCAAAAAGAAGGCTGAGTTCTTCATCAAGCATGGTATTCGCAAAAGAAATACTGAGTTTGAGGTATATACGCCAGACACGACATTTCTCATAAACACAAAAACAGGTGAAGTAAAAAGGAGAGTTAACTAATGAAAATGTATAATCCAGATGATAGAGTAGTTGTAGCAAACGAGACAGCAAAGGCAAAAGACAATTATGCTATTGTTGCTAATGACAGATTCAAACTGTATACAGCATTTATTAAGGCAGGTTTTAGTGAGGAACAGGCTTTTACGCTTATGAGAGATTTCAATGTAGCGTACGCAAATAACGCATTCGAATCATAAGGAGGAACTAGTATGGATACTCTGTTTTATAATTTATATTTAAGTCAGCAGGATATGTATAAGCTTCAGTCAAATATACCGGTCGTGATATTTGCAGATGACGGAACAGAGATTAAGATACAGACTGAATGGAACAGTGCTACATCTAGTGCAGAAAAGGAGTCAATATGATATTTGTAATTACAGGACCAGCAGCAACAGGAAAAGACACACTCGTAAAGAACCTTGAAGAAATCGGATATTTCGAACGTATTAAGACAGTCACAACAAGACCGCCGCGTAAGGACGAAATCCAGGGCGAAGAGTATATTTTCATCGATGACTCTCAGTTCGAGAACTTAAAGGCTAAGAGTGAAATAGACTTCTGCAGAACTTTCGTAACCGTCGAAGGTACGTGGAAGTACGGTTTATATATGAGAAATCAGCAGGGCGGAGCGGTTACTGGAGACTTTGATTACGACTATTGCTATATCTGTATCCTCGACCCGAAAGGAGCTCTTGAACTCAAGAAGAAGTTCGGCGATGACGTCTGCATTGTAAATCTTATGGCGGACACAGAACTTAGACGACAGAGATATCTTAACAGAACAGAACGTAAACCTGAAGATTTTGACGAATGGGTTAGACGTGAAGAAGCAGACTTCGAAGACTTTGTCACCAGCGGATATTCTACAAACGACATAGACTTCTGTCTCAGGATTGATGAAGATACTACTGAAGAATCTGTCGTACATGCGTTCATTCAGATAGCCGTTACGGAAGAGGCAAGAAAAGCAATGGAGGTATCACATGACACTAGTAATTCATGAAAATGGAGACCCAAGAGTTGTACCAGATGTTGTTGAATTCCATTGCGACATGCTGAGAAACAATTCGTATGTGATAAAGTATAAAAGCAAGTGGAAAGGTGTTACGGGTGTGATAGGGCTACAGACATTCGAACATGTTTACGTAGATATGCCTACGATAGAAGTATTGCCAGATTAAGGAGGAACTATTATGAAATCCAATTACAAAAGAGACATTAGCACAAAAGCTATCGATAAACTCATTACAGAACAGTTAAAAGAAGCAACAATGAAAGAAGAGAAAGATACTATGGCACTCGTCTGCTATATCCTTTCTGAGAAGTTTGGATTTGGCAAGGTACGTATCGAACGCTTTCTCGAATCATATCATAGCGGGCTAAAGGAACTTTGTGATTGGTATGACCTCGGAGAAGAAGACGGCTTATTTCTTGCAAGACGTAAGATGACAGAGCTTGGCGTAGATATCGATAAATTCGCTTCAGAAAACATCGCGTAAAATTAATCTCCTTTAATGAGAAGCAACAATCATTATTGGAGGAATTATTATGTTTAACAAATTTATATGTGGTGCATGTCTGGCAGTAGCTAAAGATATGTTAACTATAAACTGTGCAACTAGCATAGGACTTATTGTTAATATTCTTAGTCTGCCTATATGCGCCTACGTTGAAATGCGTAAACTTGCATTTTGATGTTGTATGAAAGTCTAGCGAGAAATTGTTAGGCTTTTGTTTTTATTTTTGTTCACGGTCTCGCGAAAAAATATAGTGCTATAATGAGAGGTAAACTCGTATAAACACACATTTTATATTTTTTTGGAGGTAATTATCATGAGAGTAAATTTTGAAGAAATCAAGAAGGTATATTTTCTTAGAAAGGGCGATAATGCTACTAAGAACTTCGTATATGCCGAACTTAATGACGGAAGCATTCATCATGTATTCATGCCACATCTTGCAATAGATGCGGAAGAAGACGTTTTAAATGTTCAGCCATTAGACGTTCGTGAGATATTTACAGGAGAGGACGGTAGAACATATCACCCAGGCGGAATTAAGGTATTTTCAAGATTAAACAAAATGACACGCGCAGGATATGCTAAAATCGTAGAAAAGTATAATGCACAGTACGAATAATCAAAGCGAAAGCTCAGGAAGAAATTCTTGGGCTTTTGTTTTTCTCCCACACGCGAATAAATCATGGGCTATAATGAGAGGTAATCTCAAAAACTATATTTTTTGGAGGAATTATTTATGAAAACTTTATTATGCATTATCGTGGTTATAGCAAGCTTATCAGGACTTGCAGAATGGATTTTAGAACTCGTTGATGATAGTTATGACAGATACTATCTTCGCAGTACATTCAGACAGCTTTATAGACATGAAAGAAATTGTCATAGAGTTGCTTGGAATGGACTTAGCAGAAGACAGGCTATCCGTAAAATTATCGTTAACCGGATTATAAAGTTCGTACTCATTCCTATTAATGGTATGACTATTATTGTAGAATGTATTGATGAACTTGAAGAAGAATTCTACAGAAGAAGTTTTAGAAAGAACTAATCAAAGCGAAAGCTCAGGAAGAAATTCTTGGGCTTTTAGCTTTCGTCGCGGAAAAATAATGGGCTATAATGAGAGGATAGAACTCTCGTTACAAATCAAAACAAACAATTAATTTATTATTTTTGGAGGTAATTATTTATGAAAACACTTTGTACATTACACGACCTTTATGTAAACGGACTTGATATGAAAGTATTCAATAAGATTCATAAGGATTTGGACAGTGTTTATGTAGGAACACCAGCAGAACGTTGGGACCGCATAAACCACGTACCAGTTCATGAACTTGCTGATGCATATGCATATCGACAGGAACAGACAGGATGTAAAATGTCTAAATGTATTCGAGAAGTAATTGAGTACAATCAGAACAGATTAATTGAGTGTTAATGACCTTGGAACGAAGGAATACACTCATAGCAGGAGCTTAAGAGAAATCTTAGGCTCTTAGCTTTCGTCGCGGATTATTAATGGGCTATAATGGAAGGTATTTATTCATTTATTTTAAGGAGGTATTTAAAATGAAAATTAACACAAAAGTATTCAAGGTAACTACACCACAGAACCCGGATAACTGGATGGGAAAGGTATTAACCGCCTATCTTAACGCAGGATTCTGGTTAGGTCTTGGACATTATATCAAAGAATCGTCAAAAGACGTAGCTAACAGCGAAATAGGACCAGGAAAAATGGCACTAAGAACTGTAGTACGTGTTGCGACGTTCCCGATAGAAATTGTCGAATCACCAATCAGAGTTATGAAAGAAGGCGTAAAGGCCATAGAACAGATGTTAGACGAGATAAGTAGAGATGTGAAAACAGAAGAAAAGGTTAATGACATTGACGACTTAACTGAAGAAGAATAAACCCAAGGCAGGAGCTTAAGAGAAATCTTAGGCTCTTAGCTTTCGTCGCGAAAAAATCATACCCTATAATGAGAGGTAAACTCACACAATTAATTATATTTTAATGGAGGAATTTAAAATGGAAGAAACAAAAGTAATTGAAATGGAAGCAGAAGTAATCGAAGAAACTACAGACCTCGCAACATCTGATACAGAAGTATTCGAGGAGTCAAACGACAACGGAGGCAAGATTGCAGCAGCAGCTGGAATTGCAACTGTACTTGTTGGTGGATTTCTTGTAACAAAGAAACTTATCAAGAAGCACAAAGCAAAGAAAGCAGCAGCTGACAATGAAACCAAAGTTGCGGAAGATTCACTCGATATTATGTGCAGCATGATTGAGGAGAAGGAGAAGGAAATCGAAGAACTGAAGGCTAAAATCGAAACTTTAGTTCCACAGAAATTCGAGAAGTAATTAAGAAGTAAAACCAGGCTGAAAGCTTAAGAGAAATCTTAGGCTTTTGGTCTTTTCTTTTTGAAAGGAGGAATAAGTATGAGAATATTATTAACAAGAACTAGCAATTATGGTTTACGTAAAATCATCGAAATCGAGGAAGAGAAATTCTTCGAGTATCTCAAGAATCTTCAGGCAGATGATGGACATGATTTCGTAGTAGACACCGATGGACGTGCATATGAATGGCGTGAGGACGATGATAGTATATATCATAGCGAACTCATGAGAATATACGAAAACATTCTGGAGACACGTATTGTTCCAGGCGGAAAACTGTATTCAATATCATACGACGTTCGTGTTGAAATATATGATGACTACAGAGAATAAAGGAGAAGATATTATGACACCTTTTGCAGCACTTTTGGTAATTATGTCACTCATTTCGTTTGGTTTAGGTTGGTCAACTCGTGGAAGGATATATGATAAACGTGCAGCACTTAAGAAGAAGGCACAACAGGAATATCAGGAAAACATATTGCGTTATTCAAGGAGAAGGTAAATGGAAATGGAAACTAAGAATATGACAGAACAGACAAGAGAAGCATTAGAAGCACTTTCAGAAGACGAACGTATCGAGGCGGAAAAGCCCAACAAGGAGTGTCCCGGGAAAAGCAGTGAAGGGATTATTTCTTCTGTGGTTCTTACCGGCATTTTGTGTTTATGCTTCGTACTATCTTTCACTAATGCTGTTAAAGAAGCTAAAGAGGACAATCGAAAGGAGACATTAATATGGACTACATCTACAACCCAGGAACAGAACACGACATGCGAGACCTCTGGAGCCTCATCGCAAGCGTCGACCGTCCAGTCATTCCATTCTATTCCGATTCTGTGGTATATACCGGGGACGAAAGAGAGTGGGTTGTCTACAGAAGCACCGAAGTCCGAAGAGAACTCTGCTATGATAATTATAAATGGAGACGAATCTCAACAGGCGGATACAATGTCACAGGAGCCAATCGAATATTCTTCTACGGAGATGATAGAGGAAACCTCATTCGAACAGAGTCAGACACAACCGATAACTTCTGCGGTAGTGGATTCATCGTCGGACAGACACGTAGATAACTACACTTATGAAAGTTGGGATGCATATTATGAGGGACTATATAACTGCGACGGATATAGCGTTTCAGAAGAAAATCTGCATGGATTTAGCGAATTCGATATATTACTATTACGCAAAATCGTATCCTCAGAATATGGCGGTGCGTTTGTGTCAGTACGCGATAAGGCAATGGTCGTCTGCGGGGTTATTAACCAACTCCGTTCTGGACAGCATGGCAATACAGTACTTGCATGCCTTGAAGATACATGTGAACCGTGGGGCTTTAATCCATGGGGTAACTACACAATCGACCAGAGCGTTGTTGACGCGGTTGAATACTGTTTCCAGGAAAGAATGTGGGAAACCTATAATCACTGTGGATGGTCCGGTTGGGGAACATTAGGATGGGATTGGCCTTGGTATGGTCCTTGGCCGAATGATTATATGTTAGAAGGAGTTTGACATGGAAGTTACAATAGCTGTTATAGCAATCATATTACTTATCGGTATCTTCGCTTGGGAGATGTACGATGATAAACACGAAAAGACATCTAAATATAGGCCGAGATTACAAAACACAATTACTGTCGTGGTTGTATGTATTGTGATTAGTACGGCGGTTATCTGTTCGTTCGGTCATTGTCCGAATGAAATTCCAGTAGATGGTCAGGAGGTGAGTTGCGCATGTGGGATTGGTTCATTGATGTAATCACAGGCAGAAGAAACTTTCTTTAATAGTTAGCTTGTGATATTAGTAGGGCTCGGAGTCTTCGGATTCCGGGTCTTTTCTTTTTGAAAGGAGTTTATATTTATGAGTATGAAAAGATTTAGCGAAATTGTACAAGACATAACAGACGGTTACTGTGGCGGTTGGACATGTTTATCAGATGGTGAAATTAGATATTGTGAAGCGGACGTAGAGGTTACGGACAGGATACACAAAGCAAAGGAAGAACTTGTACGTGCGAAAGCGATAGAAGCGTTTTTCAAAGTCTGGCGTCCGCGTAACGATGATGTGCTGTTTATATTATTCAAGGATGGCACTCGTGACTATTATAATGTACACTATCGCATTATTATAGGTCGTGATACTTATTTATATATTGAAGATATTTGGGGAAATACTATGCATATCCCGTATACTGATATCGAAGATTATGCGGTAGGTACAAAGAAACCAGGTGAATCTGCTTTAGCGGCTATTCCTGAATGGTTCGAGGACAGAATCGACAAGTACACAGAAAAGCTTAAGGAGGAAAAGAATATGGAAGAGAAATGGTATTTATATTATGCAAGAAACTCAAGCGGCAATGATGAAGTTGTTATTGCACAGACTCTTGACGATGCTATAGATTTCTGTAAAGACGCCGGATTTAGTTCTCCGACATATTTTGCTGAAGCAGATAGCAGAGACAAATATGTTAAAGCAAGCGGTAATGGCGGTTCTGTGATACGGGTTACAGAATATACAGACGGAACAGCTTGTTTTGCTACACAGAAGTATGCTGACAAGATTAACTACCTTAAGTTTGAATACAATAAGGAAACTCGTATGCCATGTGGTGCTATCGAAGTAAGATACAAAGACGGACATACAAGAGTGTTCGATGAGGTTACGGAATATAAGGAAGTTGTCTCGATGCTTGAGGAAAAGCAGCTTTATATCAAAGATTTATCAGGAAGACGTTACTATGTCCCTCTGGCAAAGGTTATAGAATATGTGGTCGATATGCCTAACGACAAGAGAATCGTAATAGAACCACAGGACGACGTCATAGACAAAGAAAAGTTCCTTTCAATGTTTAACGTTGGTTCATATTACAAGATTTCGTATACGGATGATTTGATTGAAGGCGATAAAAATACTTTCTGCATTATTCGTTTCAAAGAATATCTGTATGACGAGGAAGCAATATTCGAGAACATTTACGACCATCATATGGGTCTCGTTCCGCTCATAACCGTTGATATGCTTAACATACGTAACGACGATTATACTATCGTCAAGATTCCTTATGGAGGTGACATACGTGAATAAAGAGCAGATTGAACAGACGATTGCTGCGATGAAGGTTGTCGCTGAGATGAAAGAGAATCATGTCAAAGGGACTGAGAATATTCTGAAAGTTCAGACTAATCCACCTATTAGAAAGGATGATAACAAATGAATATTATACTGCTGCTGTTGGTCGCGTTCATTGGTTTCGGCCTCGGCATGTCATATGCTCTCAATAAGGTTATTGCGATGCTGAATGAAATGGGTATACACGTTAATGTTATGACCGAGAAAGAATACGAAGAATTAACGAATGAAAAAGAAAAGGAGAACGACGATGAAAATAAGTAAAGAACTTAAGATGGAAATTATCGAGACACTTAAATGGACTGGTATTCTCGTAGCATTCACATGTTGGCCGGTCATCGTATCTATCATTCTGCATTTCGTTGGTTGATTGATTGTCGAAAGGAGTTTATATTATGGAAAGAATCGCAGTTATGAACAAATATTCGGAAGAACTTGATATTGTATTCGTAAGACACATTGCTACCGTCTACACAGAACGCGATGATGTTGTTATCCGTCTTGACAATGGACATAGAATCTACAGCACATTCGAATCTGTTGAAGATGCTCTTAAAGTTGTTGACCATGCTATAGGAGGTATCGTATGATTACATGTTTTGAAAGAATTGTTGATAATAACAAAACAAAAGCGCTTGGCGGCGATTGGCGTTCAATGTATCGTGTTACTATGCATAGGGGATATGACTTAAACGTATGGCACGAAGACTTTGATGATATCATGAGAAGAATCGGAGTGGATACTGACGGCGATACTATTCACATTAACGATGATTTATATTTTGTGGATTGTAAAAACAGAATCATCAAGCCGCTATTAAGGCCGATATTGAGTAGATAAGGAGAGATAAGCATGAAATATTTACCAATGGAGTCTGTTAAGGAAACAATGGACGGAACTACTTTATACAATCGTTTAATGGCAGTTGTGGACGATATCAGATGGAATGACAGAATCGAATCTAACAAGCCATGGATATTTTCGACTCAGAGAATCATCTCATCGTTCATCAATCGCAGACAGAGACAGATACTCGTTCACTCATATATTTATTATGTCTTAGACCAGAACCTTATCGACGATTGTACTTGGTCGAAGTGGGCTCAGGAATTGGTTGATATTTCTGCTGCTTATCCTGATATCGCGGCTCATAGTGAATTTGCTAAGGACTTTGAGGATTTCGATGGGTCTACTGGTGCGTTCTTTGACTTTGAGGATGTACGAATGATTGGAATTATATCTGCTGCTGATTGGCTTTTACACTAAGGATTAAGGAGGCGTTTATATGTTAATACTTGCTACTATTATAGTTATCGGCGTGGTTGTGCTTATTGCGATGGCTGCTGGTGCGATTATTGGATTGGTTATCGACCTTATCGCTAGCTTGATTCTTGGCGATATACTGGGAACATGGCTGGCAGGAATTATCGTATTCCCTTTCGACATAACTCTTGCTTCTGTTGTGTTGATATTCTTGGCTATCGAGTTTGCTAAGTATAAGATTAAACATCGAGGAGGTAAGAAGTGATGAGACTTGAATGTGAATTTTGTGGAGAGACTTTCGTATTAAAGGCAAACCAGCTCAGACATGTTATTAAGAAAGACTTCGATACGGATGCTGATGTCTGTCGTGATATTATCGAATGTCCTATTTGTGGTGGAGCGAATAACGTCGGTGATAATGTCGTATGGGCGGCTAAGATGGAGAAGGCTAAGAAGACTATTACTATGCTGACATTGTGATTTATAGTCCAAAATCGCGAAAAAATATTGGGCTATAATGAGAGGAAATAGCTTAAAGGTAAAGCGCTAGTATACCCACTAGAGTCAGGATGTTCGAATCATCCTTTTCCTTTTGTCTAAGAGCTTTAGAATAATCTAGGGCTCTTAACTTTTGTTTAATCTAATGTTTATATTTATTAAGGAGGAATTTATTATGGCCGCATGTATTGGTTACATTTCTATCAACGACCTCATGGAAGATAATGGCGAGTATGGGGTTTCAATGAAGCGAACAAGAGAAGAAGTTATTGGTTCATACTGTGTTATCAAGCAGGTTAACGATATGCCTGAGAGAGATAAGTATGGTAAACTTGGCGGTACTATCTCTTGTGCTTACAAAGGAGAGGTTATATATGAAAGGAGTCTTGATGCGATTGGTGAGGATGGATACAGTCTGCCTACGTTTATATGTGTAGAAGACTATAAGAGAATCAAGGAAGCTCTTGATAAGTTTTGGGTAAGGAGGAAATGATATGATTAAGCCTGATGCTTTGGATTCTATACATGTATTTCTATCATTGCCTATGAGAGATAGGAGTGATGAAGAGATACGAAAGAAGATTGCTGCGTATACTGAGGCTATCGAAATGATGTTTAGAAACCATTATTCGAAAGTTTTTGTTGAGCACAATTATTATCCAGAAGCTTCTGTTCCCAATGGTGTCGAATATCCTACTGCTTGGTTTCTTGCTATGGCGGTTCAGAGGATGGCTCGATGCGATTATGTCGCTTTCACATCTGACTTTGCTTCTGCTAAGGGATGCTATATCGAAGAAATGGTAGCTTCTAGGGCTCATATGAAACGTTTATATTTTACTGAGGATGAGACTGGTGTTCCTCATATTAACAACATTGTATTTAACTGATTGATTTATTTTTGGAGGAATTTTATTATGGCAACAATGATTAATGTAGAAGATATTACTGCTGGTGGCGTTTACTTTTTCCGTGCTGAGAATCGTTTTAGCGAGACTGGTAAGCCTTTCGAACTTCTTGGCGTGGTTACTTCAGTTACTGATAATAACGTTACTGCTGATGATGGTAAGTGGATTAGTGGTATTGTGCTGAAGAGATTCGATGGGCCTATCGCCGTTAGCACTTTCGAATTCAGCAGCGCGAAGACTGAGATATATCCTATCGAGAACCTGAAGATTAGCTTTGATATTGTCGAAAGAAAGCATTACGATATTTGATGTCGCGTATAAATCTTGGCCTATAATGGAAGGAAGAAACTCAAACCATTTAAGGAGGATTTTATTATGTTAGTATATTTGGTTTATGGTAACGACTATGTTCGGGGTTATGGACAGAACATTAACACTTATGGTATATTCACATCAAAGGAAGAGGCTATGAAAACTCGTGAGAGGATTCTCAAATCTATTGTTGACGGATGTACTGATGAGTATGATTGTCCTGCTGAGGCATGGGTCGAAGTCCAGGGAATCATAACTGATATGGATTGTGAAATCTATCTTGGCGGTTACTGTGAGTAACTAACTAGACTATCTGCTCAGCGAGAAATCGTTGGGCTTTTAGTTTTATAGGAGCTTAAGAGAAATCTTAGGCTCTTGGCTTTGACATAATGTAACAATATTTGACATTTTGTAAGGAGATGGTGTACATGAGAAACTGGTCAAAGAAGTTTACTAAGAAGGAATGGTATCGATTAGGGTTTAAACTCGGCTATGAACCTTTCGAGACTATGGATTATGCTCATTATCGTCATGATTTGGGCGTAAATTATTGGGATTATATGGGCAGATTGGGTAAATCTATCGTGTTACAGGTGAAAAAAGACGGAGGGAATTGTCATGAATGATGTTTATATTGTGTGGGATACTGCTGTTGGGTGTGTTTTCGAGGTATTTTCGTCACTTGAGCGGGCAAAAGAGTTCTGTCGTGAGTGGGATATTAAGCTTTCGTGGGATGAAAGGTACCCAGAGCATAGGTTTATCGTGAAGAAATGGGAGGTTAAAGAGTGATGGAAGACAAAAATAGCTTCAAAAAGTCGTGTTTGGAGTCTGTCGCTAGGCAACAAATGAATGATTTTCTGAATGATGAGGTAGAATGTGCTGCAAAATTGGGCGATTTGATGGGAAAATATGCTGTTGCGAAGGGTAAAGTCTTCGATGAACCGGGTTATACGAGCTTTCTTATCGATGAATATGCCACAAAAATATGTGATTTGATTGATTTTTGGCGTGGTTTGCAGACAAAAGAGGGCGAATTATTGAGTAAATATGCTGATAAAATAGGTGAAATGGAGGATGGAAATTAGCCAAGGTGGAAAAATTTTTGAAAAAGTGAGTCGAATTTTAGGTGCCAAAATTAGCCAAGAGAGGTGCCTTTATTGGCTCGTTCAGGGGGAAAATGGCCGTTTTTCGTGTCCCTCTTGGCTATTTTCGGGGGTCTTTTTCAAAAAATGGCATTTTCGGCACTTTGCTCAAAAAGTATCAAAAAGCCCTGTTTTTGGCGTTTTTTCGCCCTTTTTCTGCAGAAAAATAAAAATTTTAATGTTTAAAAAGTTTTTTATATATCAATTTGCTTTATTTTTTTTATTGGTTATTTAAGGTATAAAATAAGTTTAAGCAAATTGATGTTTTGAAAAAGTTTTAAACGTAAAAAAAAAATTTGTCCCTCTTGGTTAATTTCTGCAGATACAAAAACATTATGATAACATGCGAAAGGAAGTGTTTATATGTTCGGAGCGAACATGACAGAAGAAGATAAGCGATGGGTTATGAACCATCCAGAACTAATCATACCAGAAGCAACTGAGAAAACAAACTATTACGCAGTGATTACGAAAATCGAGCAGATACTACCGGAACATCCGATTGATAAGCATACGTACACGTTTATGGCGTTCGATACAAAAACTAAAATCAAGAATGCTTTACTCAACTGGATGGCTATGCAGGACCAAAGAGCTATCGTATGGATAAACACGTTCGACAATCCATACAATGATGACAAACCTACGAGACGTAAAGCTGGGTATTACGAATTGATTAACATGCGGCATGACGAAGAAGGAAAACTACATGTGCTCAAAGCCAAGTCGATAGACTACAACAAACTTGGTATAGGCACGCAGTATCCATATCCATCAGAAATCTATTACGTGACAAGACAAGGAGAGATTTATACATCCAATAGTCTCGGCAATCCGGAGATACGCGGTCGTGGTCGAATGCATGAATGGTCTATGTCACGTTACGTGTTTGATAAAGTAGAAATCGGATACTACGACAATCCGCTTGTGACACCGATTGATACAACGACAAGATGTCAGCAGAGAGGCGGCAGTCCTCACTTGTGGATTGTGATAGGCGGCAAAGCAGTTCGCTATGATAAAGTCGTTGCTCACACTTGGGTTCCTAATCCGAATAACTATCATTACATCTCTCATATCGATGGAGACCCGCTAAATTGTAATGCTAGTAATTTAGTTTGGGTATCAGAACCAAGCGACATGGTTAAGTGCAAGCATGTTGTAATTGACGAAAATGGCGTTGCACATTATCTAGAGAAACCAGCACGCAAACCAGTAACATGTGAACATCGAATGAAAGAGATAAAACTATGTGAAGCAAACGGTGATGTCGTCTCGGTATACAAAAGCATAACAGAAGCTGAGAAGTGCACAGGTATTACACGAGCAAAGATACGAAGAAGTCTGACACATGGCAAAGACGTGTGTGGAAGATATTTTAAATATTCCAACGTTGACGAAAACGTTAAGAATCCATTCAAACGTGTTTATATCTATTCGCTGTACGACATGGATGATAACTACAGGTTCAGTTGCGAGACACTCAAAGACGTATCGTTACAACTCGGTGTTTCATACGAGACAGTCAAGTATGCATATGAACGAGGAAAATATATAGCAGCTACAAAACTTAAAATCGTTAAGGAGGAAAAGAATAATGGATGAGAATGAATTTAACATAGAAATGTCAAGAGCAGCAGCGGTGACTTACTACGACAAGGATGAAGGCCGACGTTTATATTACAACGCAGAGATGGAATGGAACTTTCCTGATGATGAGATGCTAGTCATCAATGGACATAACGTTCCGAAACGAATTTACGAGAAGGACAAAGAATTTCAGGAGCGAGTGAAACAGTACGAACTTGAAATTAAGCCCAAAAATAGGCATTAACCAAAGTGGACACTAACTGTCCCTCTTGGCTATTCGCGAAAAAATAATGCCCTTTTATAGGAGAGAGAACAGTTAAATTAAAATTATTGGCTAATTTAGGCACAATATGCAATTTAATCATTCTCTCTTAGTTCTGACCAGATTTGGAGGTGTTGACGCTGTGAGAGAGAACACTAGGCGAGAAGCTGCGTATCAAGCAGGACTCAAAAAGAGAATCAAAGGTTTATATCCTAATTGCCTGATACACAAGAACGACCCCAATGATATTCAGGGTGTTCCAGACTTGCTCGTATCACATGCAGGCAAATGTGCGTACCTTGAAGTCAAACGTTCAAGCACAGCTACACATCGTCCGAACCAGGACTATTACGTTGGGAAGATTTGTGAAGATGGCGGCTTCGCAAGGTTTATATTCCCAGAGAACGAAGACGAGGTACTAAAAGAAATGGAGGAGTTCTTCAATGGAGTTCAAGTTCAACAACCACTGGAACCTTAACGGTAAGCACGCAATCTTTGGAGCTAGTAAACCATCATGGTTAAACTACGACGAAGACAAGATTGTAGAAGCTTACTACAAGTCAGACGCAGCAGAGCGTGGAACAAGATTACATGCGGTAGCAGCTGAACTTATCGAGCTTGGTATCAAGCAGCAGAAATCTAAGAAGACATTCTGTAACTACGTGAATGATGCGATAGGATTCAGAATGCAGCCAGAAAAGGTGTTATATGTTAACGACAACTTCTTTGGCACAGCAGATGCTATCTCATACGAAAACGGTCTGCTTAGAATACACGACTTAAAGACTGGCACAGGTCCAGTACATCCAGAACAGCTAAAAATATATGCAGCATACTTCTGCCTTGAGTATCACCTTAAACCAGAAGAGATGCAGTTTGAATTACGAATCTATCAGAATGACGAAGTGTTCTTAATTGAACCAGACCCATGCAATAAGAATTGGGGTGCCGAAACTCTGAATGAAGAAGTTCGTAATATTATGAAGATTGTGCTTTCAACGGATGAAGTGTTGAAAAGAATCAAAGAGGAGAATAAGTAATGAGCAAATATGTTTCAGTTGATGATAACGAAAACTATCTTGAACACTACGGCAAAGGTCACCTTGACGGCGGACACTCAGGACGTTATCCTTGGGGTTCAGGAGCAGAAAGATATCAAAAAACTTTAAACTTCCTCGACAGAGCAGAAAAGTTTGAGCATGAACATCCGAAGGCTACAGGTGAAGCAATTTACGATGAATTCGGAATGACTATGGCTCAGTACAAGCAGGAGAAGGCATTATGTAACTATGATTACAAGTGCACACTCATCGCTCGTGCAAGAGAACTTTCGGCATCAGGCGAGAAGACTACCGAAATCGGTAAGAAGATGGGCGTAAACGAATCAACAGTCAGAGGTTGGCTTGACCCAAATTCTACAAGGAAGCTTGACGAGATTAAGTCAACTGTTGATACACTTAGAGATGCACTTAAGAACCAGAAAATGGTTGATATCGGCCCAGGTGTTGAAACAGAGCTTGGTATCTCAAGTGACAGATTAGCAACCGCAGCACATTACCTTGAAACACGTGAAGGTTATCACATTTACGGTAACCGTGTACCTCAGGCAACAAACAGAGACCAGAAGACTATTCAGAAGGTTCTTGCTAAGCCTGAAGTAGAATGGAAAGAAACTTACAAGTTCGAAGACATCGGTACAGTTAACCAGTATCATTCTGAAGACAACGGCAAGACATTCGAAAAGTTCCACTATCCAACAAAGCTTGACCCTAACCGTATGATGATTCGTTATGCGGAAGAAGGAGGCATCGAGCAGGATGGTGTAATCGAAATCAGACGTGGACTTAAAGACCTCAACCTTAACGGTAAGAATTATTCACAGGTTCGTATACTCGTTGACGGTCAGGGTGATAAGTTTGATAATGGTCATGAAAAGAACTATTATCTTAAGGGTATGTGCGTATATGCAGACGACCTGCCTGATGGCGTAGACGTTAGATTTAACACTAACAAACATCTCGGCAAACCTTGGAAAGAAGTTCTTAAACCAGCTAAGGACGACCCCGAGAACCCATTCGGTTCTACAATCGCAGCTAAAGGTCAGGCTTGGTATGAAGACGAAAAGACTGGCGAAAAGAAGCTTGGTCTCGTTAACAAAAGAGCAGACGAAGATGAATGGGACAAATGGGGCGATAGCTTCTCAGGACAGTTCCTTTCTAAGCAGCCAATCAGCCTTATCAAGAGACAGCTTGGTGAAACAAAGAAGCAGAAACAGGAAGAATACGATAGCATTATGGCCATTGACAACCCAGTTGTAAGAAAATACTTCCTTGATAAGTTTGCTTCTGACTGTGATTCAACAGCAGTACATCTTAGAGCAGCAAACATTCCTGGTTCTAAGTTCCATGTTATCTTACCAGTTGACTGTAAGGAAACAGAATGCTATGCACCTAACTATCCTGATGGAACAAGACTTGCTCTTATCAGATATCCGCATGCTGGTACATTCGAAATACCAGAAGTTGTTGTTAATAACAGCATTCCTATGGGTAAGAAGCGAATCGGCAATGGTTCAGACGCTATTGGCATCAACTTCAGAACTGCAGAACAGCTGTCAGGTGCTGACTTCGATGGTGATACAGTTATGGCGATACCTACAGGAAAGAATGGCATTCATATCAAGACAAGCAAGCCGCTTGAAGGTCTTAAAGACTTCGACCCTAAGGAAAAGTATCCATACCACGAAGGTATGACATTAATGACAGAGTCAAACAAGGGTAGAGAAATGGGTATGATTACAAACCTTATCTCTGACATGACTCTTCAGGACCCTACACCAGATGAACTTGCTCGTGCAGTAAGACATTCGATGGTAGTTATCGATGCTTACAAACATAAGCTCGACTACAAGCAGTCTGAAAAGGACAATGACATTCGTGGACTTAAGGAAAAGTATCAGGTTTCTTATGATGCAGAAGGTAAGATGCACGTTGGCGGTACAACTACTATCATCACAAGAGCATCTGCTACAGAACAGGTAGCTAAAAGACAGGGACAGCCACGTATTAACATGCCTGGCAAAGAATGGTATGACCCAAGCAAGCCAAAAGGAGCCCTCATCTATAAGCCTGCCCCAGATGCAACCTATACTAAGACTACAGTCAACAAGCGTACGGGTGAGGTACGGGAGACTATCGAAACAAGACACCAGGATTCTACCAAGATGATGGAGACTGACAATGCATATACACTTATGGCAAATCAGGACCCAAGAAAGGCACATCCTAAGGAGCTTGCATACGCAGACTTTGCGAACGATATGAAGGCCCTTGCTAACCAGGCACGAAAAGAATACATGACAACACCAAATCTTAAGTATGATAAGGAAGCAGCTAAGACTTATGCAGAAGAAGTAGCAAGCCTTAATGCTAAGCTTGCCGTTGCTAACGCTAATAAGGGTAAGGAGCGTGCAGCTCAGCGTGCAGCAAGCGTTGCTGTTCGTGACTATAAGAACAGACTTATAGAAGAAGCTAAGGCAGCAGACCCTAATGTTGATGTTAAGAAGCTCTTAAAGGCTCACAATGACGATACACAGAAGAAGGGTACACAGGCACTCACTGCAGCACGTGCAGACTTGGGAGCTAAGAGCAGACGTGAAAGAAACATTGAGATTACAGATGCTGAATGGAAGGCAATTCAGGCAGGTGCTATCTCTAATGCTAAGCTTGAACAGATTCTCAACAATGCAGATGCAGACATACTTAGGAGCAAGGCAACACCTAAGGTACAGAAAGAAGTTAAGGACTTCCAGTATGGAAAGATTCTTAACATGATTAACCAGAAGGACGCTGATGGAGATAACAAGTTCACTACAGCAGACATTGCTAAAGCTTGTGGTGTTTCACTTGATACAATTCAGAAGATTAAGAAAGGCGAAATGTAATGAAAGTAAAAGCAGTTGCGTTGACATCAGTCGACAATCCTTGGTCTTACTTTGACGATTACGACAATTGGCGAAACTTCGACATCGTTAATGATTACAATAGCGAGGCAATTACTGACAGAGTTTCACATGTTACTGACGATATGTCATCACTTGAAGTTCGAGCAGCAATTGAAGAAGGTTTAACTGCATTCGTTAAAGCAGAACCTTTAGGACTTTACAAGTTAGAAGAGAAATGGGTTGACTATAACCCGATAGCTTAAGCCAAAAGGCATAGGGAGGGGGTCTAAAAATATACCCTCCCCCTTAGCGTCGGGTGGGTCTCCAAAAATTCCCCGGGGGTTTATATCCTAGAAAGGTTTCTAAACCTCTGGTTCGTACATGAACATTTGGGATTCGTTTGTACCGCCAATACAGCGATTAACTGGGCAACTAATCTTTACTCCTTTCATTAGACCCAGCCTAAGTGTTTATATACGAGCCAGAGTCACCAATGGCACGAACCCTATACTACTAAAAGAAGGAGAGAACTTATGAGCAAGTATATTACTATGGTCGATGCTGATGACGATTATCTGCAGCATGGTAAGTTTATTGCTAAAGTTAAAGGTCTAGGCGGAAAGGTACGTTATTTTTACAACACCAACGAATATATGGCGTTCCTCAAAGGTGGCAAGAACGGCTACAACGCACAGAAGAAAACTAATGCGATGAACGATGCTATGAATAAAAGCGGAAATTCTCACGCTGCAGATGAAACCCAGAAAGCAAAAGAACGAGCTAAAGCCACTCGCCAGATGAGCACTTACGAAAAGCGTTCAACTGAAGCGGTTTACGGTTTGCAGTATAACAAAAGAGACAAGGCGTTTAACGAAACAGGTTCCGCATCAAGAGCATCACGTGATTACAAGACCGCGTCATCTACTGAGAAACATTTTAGTACACCTAACCTTGGAAAGATGAAAGATGATATTTCTAAGAAAGGTAAAGCTGCCGATGCAGCAAAAGAACAGCGTAGCAAATACGTAACCAACAGAATGAACGAAGCAGCCGATAAACGTGCGCTTACTAAAGGTTACAAAAAAGTTGAAGACGCTCCAATAAATAACGTTTTTAAATATGAAGAAACTGGTCCAGCAGCAGACGCTAAAGCAAAAGCTAAGAAAACTGCAGAAGCAAGAGCGGAAGCATATTCTAAACAGTTAACTAAGCGTATGAATGATAATGCTCAGTCACGTAGCGGCGGTTACCAGAAAATCGGCAAAAACGAAGACGGTACAGATAAATATGCACCAGGTCCTGCAACAGATGCTCGTGAAAGACAGAAAACTCTCGAAAAGAGAATGGCAGAAGTTAACGAGCCGGCAAGAATCAACAAGCTCAATGATACTATGAATAAAGGTATTGACCAGCAGGGCAGAGACGTAGAAGGCGCTGTACGTAGAGACGAATACGACAAGCGAGTAGCTGGTGTGGAACATAAACCACCAGTTTACAAACCATCTACTTATGAGAAGATGCACAAAAAGTACGTGAACGAACGTAATGACCAGGCAGAAAAGAACCGTGACACACGTGCGGGTGTTGGACAGCTTACTGGTCCTGATGTACTTAACAACAGAGGCGTTGCTGCAGACGAAGCTACCAAGACATGGGAACGTCAGCAGATGACGGAGGCTAAGAAGAAAGAAGCCAAAAAGAAGAAATACGTAAAGTAATAACAAAATAGCAAAGGAGAGGTATTCGTGGGTAGAAAACCAAAATTCGTAGAACGAGACCCAATGGCAGTTAATGTCGATAGAATGCCTGCTATGTGCCCAGAGATAAGAGAGATGCAAATGATTAACCTGGCGACCCAGGTAGCGGAAGAACAGATGCGAAATGGCACAGCATCACCGTCTGTCATTTGTCACTATCTCAAACTTGGTTCGATGCGTGAAAAGACTGAACTTGAAAAGCTTAAAATAGACAAGGAATTACAGCTTGCCAAAATAGAGGCTATCAAACAGGCAGGCGACATCGAAACTCTGTACAAGAATGCAATGGCAGCTATGACAGATTACCGCGGTTCTATAGATGCAGTTAATTCTAACGAGGATGACGACGAGGATGTAAACTGCTATGACGAACAGTAAGATACGAACATACAGTGAACTGATTAAAATGGAGAACATCCAGGACCGTTACGAATATTTACGTTTAGACAGCAGTGTCGGACGTGTTACATTCGGATACGACAGATGGCTCAACCAACAGTTCTACAAATCCGATGAATGGAAACGAGTTAGAGACCGTATTATCCTAAGAGATGAAGGTAATGACTTAGGTGTAAAAGGCTTCGAAATACATGGAAAAGTCTTGATACATCACATGAATCCTATAGAAAAGCGAGACATAGTCGACGTAACTGACTGGTTACTCAATCCAGAATACCTCATATGTGTATCCCATGACATGCATAATGCAATACATTACAGAACTGCTATGCCATATGGATATGTCCTTGAAGAAAGACAAGCGAACGACACTTGTCCATGGAGGAGGTAACGAAATGAGTAAAAAGAACAACACTCCGGTAATTGACCGTGACCCTTTTAAGGAAGAACGTAAACCGGATGCAAAATACACACCTGTATCCAAGTATACAGTAAAGAAACTTAATGTTCGAATGAACATCACAAAAGAACCAAATCCGTATTCAGAAGTTGTCATCAATCTCCCAGCTGGCAGCATCGTTGAAGTGGAATCTTACGGACCAACAGGTTGGGCAAAGCTCAAGAATGGTTTCGTAATGACAGTGTTCTTAGTTGACCCGTGAGCGTACTTTCACAGTCAATCCTCGATAGTGTCAAACTTGGACTTGGGGGATTAACGTCTGAGTATGACGCGTTTGATGAAGAAATTATCACTGACATCAACAGTGTATTCTTCAAACTACATCAGCTTGGTATAGGTCCGGATGAACCATATTACATTGAAGACAGGACTTCTGTATGGAGTCACTTCGATAGTAATGCTGGCAAAATCCTTGCAGTCAAAACATATCTTACAGCAGAAGTAAGACTTATGTTCGACCCACCTACAAGCCCGGCAGTAAAAGAATCTTTAAGCAGAGTAAGAGACGAGTATGAATGGCGTCTTATGAACTCTAAATACAAGGGGTGAGAACTATGGCAATAAACGCAGAAGCGAACTTCCTTGCGCATCACCAGGTTAAAGGTGCGAAACATGGAGTACGTCGTTATCAGAACGAAGATGGTTCTTTAACACCTCTTGGCAGAGAACACAGACGACTCACTAGACCATCTCGTGCGGGTAAATCAAAATCATCTGAACCTACTAAGAAGAAACCAACACTTAAGGAAGTCTACGAAGCAAGTAAACAGAAGAGAGTAGCTAAGAAAGAAGCGGATGTAGCAGCTAAGAAGAAAGCAGCTCAGGAAGCAGAAACACAGCGACTCGCTAAGCAGCAGGAAGAAGTTCAGAAAGCTAAAGCAGCTCAGGAAAAGTACGTTGCAGAAGCAAAACACAAAGCAATGTACACAAAGAATCCAAAAGAACTTTACGACAACATGCAGTACTTAGATGCAAACGAAGCTAAGGCTGCTGCAGAACGAATGGCGAACGTCCTCAAAGTTCAGGAGATGATTCCTAAGCAGCAGACAAAATGGGATAAGGCTATGAAGACTATGAACAACTTCAACGAGTATTACAAGACCATATCCACAACTACTTCTAATGCTAACAAACTTCTTAAGTCATTTGGTATCGACCTCGAATCCGAGTTCAAGAATGCCATGGCAGAGGAAGTTAACAATCGACAGCGCGTTCAGCAACGTAGACGATAAAACACAACAATCCGTAAAGGAGGCTAAAGATGGCGTTATCTAACACCGCCGTTCCGAAGTACTACGGAGAGTTTAGAGACGCTGTAATAGCGGGAGAAATTCCAGTATGTCAGACGATTTCGATGGAAATGAATCGAATAGACGCTCTGATAGACAATCCGAACATTTACTACGATGACCAAGCAGTAAACGGATACATTAACTACTGTGAAAGAGAACTCACTCTAACGGACGGCGAAGATTTACATCTTTTAGATAGCTTCAAACTGTGGGCGGAACAGATTTGGGGCTGGTACTATTACATAAGACGTCAGGTATACGTTCCTGACCCAGACGGTCATGGCGGACATTACGTGATGAAACGTAAAAAGAAACGTCTTATTAATAAGCAATTTCTAATAGTAGCCAGAGGTGCCGCTAAGTCAGTATACGCTTCGAACATTCAAAGCTATGCCCTTAACATAGACACTTCGACTACTCACCAAATTACAACGGCTCCAACTATGAAACAGGCAGAAGAAGTCATGTCACCAATAAGGACTTCTATCACCCGTGCAAGAGGGCCGTTGTTTAAATTTCTTACTGAAGGTTCTATCCAGAACACAACAGGAAGCAAAATGAAAAGGCAGAAACTCGTATCCACAAAGAAGGGTATTGAAAACTTTCTTACAGGTTCATTACTCGAAGTACGTGCTATGAGTATTGATAAGCTTCAGGGTATGCGTTGTAAATACGCGACAGTCGACGAATGGTTGTCTGGTGACGTTAGAGAAGACGTTATCGGTGCTATTGAACAGGGTGCTTCTAAGAATGATGACTACTTAATCGTAGCAACATCATCTGAAGGTACGGTTCGTAACGGTGTCGGTGATACCATCAAAATGGAGCTTATGAACATACTCAAAGGAGAATACCGCAACGACCATGTGTCAATCTGGTGGTATCAACTCGACGATATTTCAGAAGTAAACGACCCTAACATGTGGATGAAAGCACAACCAAACATCGGCAAGACGGTAACTTATGAAGTATACCAGCAGGACGTTGAGAAAGCAGAAAAGAACCCAGCTTCAAGAAACGATATTCTTGCAAAACGTTTTGGTATACCTATGGAAGGTTATACATATTACTTTACGTATGAGGAAACCCTTTGCCATAGACATCATGAGTTCTGGAATCTTCCATGTGCGTTAGGTGCCGACTTATCACGAGGTGATGACTTCTGTGCATTCACGTTTATATTTCCTTTGTCGGATGGAACATTCGGAATCAAGACCAGAAACTATATTACCAAGAATACATTGGACAAACTCCCAATGGCGTTACGAGAGAAATACGAAGAGTTCATTGAAGAAGGTTCGCTAATCATATTTGAGGGCATTGTTCTTGACATGGACCAGGTTTACGAAGACCTCGACCAGTTTGTAATCGAGAATGGTTACGATGTACGTTCGTTTGGTTTCGACCCATACAACGCGAAAGCGTTTGTTGAAAGATGGTGTCGAGAGAATGGCGAATACGGCGTTGAGAAAGTAATACAGGGTTCGAGAACAGAATCAGTACCTCTTGGTGAACTTAAGAAACTCGCTCATGAACGTATGTTAATCTTTGACGAAAAGATAATGCAGTTCTGTATGGGTCATGCTATAACTCTCGTGGATACAAATGGTAATAGAAAATTATACAAGCAGCGTGCAGACGAGAAAATCGATGCTGTTGCTGCGATGATGGATGCTTGGGTAAGTTTCAAGGCTCATCCAGAAGCATTCGAGTAAGGAGACAGTAATGAAACTATACGAATTACAAATCAGAGACAATACACTATCTCCTGTAAATTCTCTCGACGGTATGATAGCTGGAGAAACATCATACATCTATTTTACCGTCATTTCATTCGACACACGTTGGACGTATGCGACACAGAAAGCCATTGTATTCGAGTACGACAAGAAAGAAATTACTTGTCCGCTTGTTAATGGCTCAGTTAACATGCCTGATGAGATTGCTAAGCAGCATTACTTCAAAATAAGGGTTATAGGATTAGCTGGTGACGTACGTTTAGCAACCAATGAACTATTTGTTGAACAGGAGGAAGTATAATGCCAAATCCATATCAGACTCTTGGTAACGCTCCTATTACTGACGATACAGATTACTTAACTGAAGAAATACAGTTCGACATTGACAGTAATATGCGTACAATTGCGATACCTACAGAAGGTGTTGTAATCGGTGTACAGGGCGATAAGAATGTAAACAGAGTTAACTTCCGTATGCCGGCTTGGTATAACGGTTTCGACATGTCTACATTCCAGCCAAGAATCAACTTTGTTGACCCAGAAGGTAACGTAAACTATTATACTGTTACCGATATGAAAATATATGACCCAGACAACAACGAAGTAACAGGTGCTCCAACTACTGAAGACATCATATATTTTACATGGCTTGTAGATAGTTATGCTACAAATTATGTTGGTACAGTTGTATTCAATGTAAGATTCAGCAAGTTCAATCCTACAACTCACGCCCTCGCTCAGGCATTCAATACTACTAAGGCTGCGTGTCAGGTTCTTGAAGGTATTACACTTGCTGATGAAATTACTCAGGAACAGCAGGAAGACTTACTCTTTCATATGACTGCAGAGTTACAGGATGTTACTGATTCACTTAAATTAGAACTCGAAGCTAAACGCGACGAAGTTATAGATAGTATCCCGGATGATTATACAACTCTCGGTAACGATGTAACGACTATCAAAAGAACTTTAGGTATAGCCCCACAATATGTAAATCCAGACCAGATAGAAGCCGGCAAGTATTGGGCATCAGTAGGTACAAAAACTGCAGACTCAGGATGGAAAACAGCTGCACCTATACTAAATTTACCAGCTGGTACATATTATTTCTGTGGTGTTAATCCTACGTTCTCATGGGTTGTAAATCGTAGTAATAATACATCAACCGCATTAGGAAACTTATATACTTGGACAGACACCAATTATTATAAGAAACATTCTGTAACAATACCGTATGACTTTGACTTATATTTATCACGTCAGGCAGAAGATAACTATACAGAAGTATTAAAGTTCTCAGCAGTTGACTTTGATGATATATTTTCATATGACACCGCATTAATAGACAGAGTCATAAAATTAGAGGAAACCGGCATCAGCGTATTCCCTACAATAGTTACTGATGATACAGTCTCAACGTATCTTAGCAATCTCGATAATGCGCTTGATAATACACTGTATCGTATATCTGTAAATGATACAATAAGTAATCTGCCATCTGATTATATTCCGGATAGTTATTACTTAGTTACATTAACTAACGTCTGGCAGAATACTACACAAAAGAAACAGATTATGTTAACTGTTAACGGTGGTATTGAAGTTAAGTGGGTACGTTTCTACGAATCAGCTGCATGGACATCCTGGCGTATGGTGAACTCTGGCGGTGGTTCTGGTAGCAATCCTAATGTAAACAAAACCATAATATATGTCGGTTCATCAGAAACTTATAAGAATATTGATAGCGCGTTATCCGCAATTACCGATAACTCTGAAAGTAAGCAGTATAAAATTATAGTACGTGCTGGTGTATACAACGTACCATCATCATCACCATATTTCGGCGTAAAGAATTATGTAGATATAGAGGGTGAAGATAAAACAACAGTAATTGTCCAGAATATTTATAGTACATCTACCTATGACGACGGACGTGCTACATTTGACCCTGCTTTATATAATCAAACAATCATGTCTGCTACACTTTCAAACATGACAATCATATCGCAAGGCTGTAAATGTCCAATACATATCGATGGAACTGCTATCGGAAATGGCGGTAAAATAAGAATTGATAATTGTATATTAATGGATTTGAACACACCATCAAACTACGTAAGTAATACACAAAGATTTACTAGAATTGGCGGTGTTAACTGTGGACTTGGTAACGGTCAGACAGTAGAAGTAACTAACACAATTTCAAACGGAACGTTATACGCTCATAACCAGTCACCAACAACTACACCATCTACATTTATAATAGACCATTGTATGTGTAGAGGAACACTTATCGGTTGCGCTTATGATGTCAATGTAAAAGACAACTATATAGTCACAAACAGTAAACTTGACTATATCGCTATTCAGACATTATATGCAACTTCTAACAAATACAATATTACATTAAGTAATAACGAAGTAAACTATATATTTGCTCCTAGTGATGACAATATAACGGACCCGTACGGTGCGTTTGACACATTGTTCGATGGCAAGTGTGGTTTACACGAAGCGTCATGCGTTAAGCTAATGTTTAATGCTCAGAGCGAAACTATAGAACGAGGCAGCATCGTATATTTTGTTACCGACCAGTATAATAAAGGTTACCTTAGCGATACATTTATCGGAACGATAGGAACGAACCTGGCCGGTGTTGCTATGGAAGACATACCAACTGGTAAGGTTGGATGGGTACAGTATACTGGTAAAATATCAATTGGCAATATTACAAACGCCCAGTATGGCGATTTAATAGATTTCGCAAGTGGTTCTTTCACTGCACATACAAGTGGTAATACACCTATCGGTGTATACTGCGAATCATCGCCACTCTATAGTAACCAGTCAATGCTTAAACTGTTTTAAAATCAAAATAAAGGAGCTGTAATAAATGGCGTTAAAGAACCGTTTCAAATCAGCATGGAACGCCTTTCAGAACAGGGCACCAACAATTGACCAGAACTATGGAGCCCTAACAGATGCTTCCATGGTAAGTTACAATCCATCGCATATACGTACAAAAGGCGTGGCTGACAAGTCTATCGTTACATCTATAATTAACAGAATAGCTATGGATGTATCACAGACATCAATCAGACACGTCCGTTTGGACGAAAACGGTCGCTACTTAGAAGACATTAAAAGTGGTCTTAACGAATGTCTTACAGTAGAGGCAAACATCGACCAGTCTCATACGGCATTCTTCCAGGACGTAGTAATGAGTTTATGTGACGAAGGAACCGTCGCAATCGTACCAATCGATACAGACGACGACCCAACACAGTCTAACACATTCGGTATATCTTCACTCAGAGTAGCGAAGATTACAGCATACAAACCAAGAGCTGTGGAAGTCGAATGTTATAACGATATGACTGGTATGAAACAGAAGCTGGTATTCCCGAAGGAATCGGTATGTATCATCGAAAACCCGATGTATGCAATCATGAATGAACCTAACGGAACTATGCAGCGTCTTATGCGAAAACTCAACATGCTTGATGGTATTGATGAACAGACATCGGCTGGTAAACTCGACCTTATTATACAGCTTCCATACGCACTCAAATCGGAGGCACGTAGACAGCAGGCTGCAGAACGTAAGGAAGACATAGTTAAACAGCTTTCGGGTTCTAAATACGGTATAGCATATGTTGACAACACAGAAAAGATTACTCAACTTAACAGACCACTTGAGAACAATCTTCTCAAACAGATTGAGTATCTTACTGAACAGTTATACTCTCAGCTTGGCATCACAAAAGAAGTCATGCTCGGTACAGCTGATGAAAAGACAATGATTAACTTCCAGAATAGAACAATCGTTCCGTTCGTAAGTGCCATTGTCAACGAAATGCGTCGTAAGTTCTTAACAAAGACTGCGAGAACACAGGGACAGGAGATTATGGCATTTAAGGATGCATTCAAACTTGTACCTATGGAAACATTTGCAGAATTGGCGGATAAACTTACACGTAACGAAATCATGACGTCAAATGAAATACGTCAGATTATCGGACTTAAGCCATCGGACGACCCGAAGGCTGACATGCTTGTTAACTCTAATATTTCTCAGGATAACGCAACTATGGAAGATATGTACGGTCCGCAAGAGGAATATGAAGAGTAGTAAATAAGGAGGAAAATCATAATGCACGAATCACAGCAGCCATATGACTTCTGTGGATGGGCTACAAAGTTCAACGTTGGCTGTACTGACGGTAGAACAATTATGCCTGGTGCGTTCGAACATTCAGACGGTGCTGTAGTTCCGCTTATTTGGAATCATCAGCATTCTGGTGCAGAGAATGTGGTAGGTAAAGCTGTGCTTGAAGCGAGAGATGAAGGTATGTACGCTTACGGTTTCTTCAACGGAACCGAAAACGGTCAGATTGCTAAAGAACTCGTACAGCACGGAGACATTGATAGCCTTTCCATATTTGCTAATCACTTAAGAGAAGCAAACGGCTATGTTCAGCATGGTGAAATCAGAGAAGTTTCTCTTGTACTCACAGGTGCGAACATTGAAGCCAAGATTGAAGACGTAATCTGCCATGATGAAGAAGATGGCCAGGCAGCTATCATCTACCCTGGTGAAACAGGACTCGAATTTATCATGCACTCTGATGAAGAGGATTACGAAGAAGGCGAAGACTTCGAAGACTACGATACTGAAATCGAACAGGAGATTGACGACGAGCTCGAAGATGCAGAACTCGAACACGCAGATAATTCAAAATCAGACAGTCTTGAAGAAATCTTTAACACACTCACAGACAAACAGAAGATTGCTGTATACATGTTACTTGATGCAGCAGCAAACAATGAAGGAGACGATACTATGAAACACAATGCATTTGAATCACCAGCTCAGAGACCATCAATCGACATGAAGGCTTTCGAAGCTGACGT